TTTCTTGATTTTATCATAAACAAAATTTTTAATGCATGCAAGTGACATTTAGTGACATTTAGTGACATTTGATGACACTTTCTCTAAATATTTTTCAAAAAAGTGAATTAATCCAGAATCATGAACACGAAACATATTTCTCCAAGCTACTTTTTTCATCTCAATATTGATCGTCACCCAGTCCTCCATGAGCACGTAGCGCTTGTACAGAAGCGTCGCCTGGACATTGTCTTCCAGTCCATTGATCTGATCTCTGATCCGGTTCAGCGTCGTTTCCAGCTCTGTGATTTTAGCCTGCAATTTCAGCTGCACATTATCTTCTTTATTCATACGATCCGCCAGATCGCTGATATTTGAAGAGCTGACAGGTTCTGACTCATAAGATATCCCTGACAACGGCTGCGCCGCCTTGGCCAGGTCTGTTTTAAGCGTTTCAATCCTTTCCGAAAGCATATACGCCTGGGAGAGGTATTTCTTTGTCTGATCTATTTTCTTCCGTTCTTCTGCGGTTCTCTTCATCGAATCCCTCCTTCCCTATATTCTTTCCCTGAGTTATGGTCCCGCAGAATGAGATGGCCTACTATCTCAAAGTCATGATTCTTTGCCATGGCCTTGATTGCCAATATTATTCTCACTGCTTTCAACGCTCTCTTTTTCTGTTCCGCTGCCAGTCGTTCTCGCTCCGCTGCCCGTGCTTCTTTTCGGATGTTCGCTGCTGCCTCTCTGTATGTAGGATCCGGATCTATAGTTACTATTTGCCGCATTCCCTCTTTTCCCATATCAATCCCTCCTTCCTTTTTTCCCTATTTGTGTGTGTCTCTCTTATTCCATATTTGAATGACTTTCACCCTGTTATTCATTGGAAGAGTGCTGATTCCGCAATTATTGCAGCTAATTGAATAACAAATACTGCCTTTTGAAAAAAGATCAAATGATTGCTCCCATATTGCTGTGCCGCCGCAAAACGGACACTTTTTTAATATTTCTTCAGTTGGAAAATTCACCTTTTTCCCCATAATGCCTCCTGCATTCTAACTTGAAACAATATGGTATATAAATCTCTTTCTGGATATATTTTTTGAAGCTTTAACATTTCTTCCAATATTTCTTTTGCATACCCCAGCGCAGAAAGATTATCCCATTCAGTTTTTGACATTCCCATTTTCTTTAAATATTGGTCATGCATGATACGTAATCTATTGATGTTCTTTTCTATATATCTTGTCTTGTCCATGATTCCACCTCACATATCATCCGTTCAAGGTACCATCTGGCTTTTTCAAGATCCTCTTTTTCGTCTCCTTTATGACCAGCCCTAGATAAATATTTGATAACAGATCCTTTTAAGTATCCATGATATTCATCCTCAGACAGTTTGGCACGGATGTACTTTATGACTTCAATTCCTCCGATGCAATAATGCTGCGGGTGATTCACCGAATCATTATGATCTGACTCTGTATTATGCAGGCTGGCTACAGCATATATAGCTGCCTTTAATGCTATGATGTCCGCCATATAAATAGCATCATGATCATCCTTGCCGTCCAGAAGTGACTTTCGATCTTCAACCATAGATTTCAATTGATCTATTACCTTATTTTGGGTCCATTTTTGTCCGTTGATATATCGTGCTATCATTTTCTACTCCTTCTGAATTTTATATAATCCCATTCTGCCGTAACAAGTATTACGCATCCCATGGCTCCTAAATAGCACGGGCCAGCATTTTCCAATTTTTTTGCTCTCTGGCAGACTTTACAAGCCATGCACCTGACATTTTATCAGCATAAACCTCTACATCCGGATCATATTTTTCAAGGTTTTTGATCAATTCACTGACCTTCATTTTTGCTGTCCTCCGTATTATCTAAAACCATTCCAGACTCCCATTCTCTCAAAATTGTGAACCAGTCATCAGCTTGCATAGTCACCAGCCATTCACAGTCACTCCGCTTATGAGCCACGATAGGAATGTTTCCCTTCCTTTCGTTTTCAGCATCTCTGACAGCTTGATCCATAGCGTCCTGAATATTTAGTCTTTCAACAAATTTCACTTCTTGATGTATGCCAGGGATTCCAATGCAATCAGCTGCATCTCCTGTCTGTCCGCAGTATTGGGATGTTCGTCTGACTGCATATCCATATTCTCGGCATTTTCGGGCCCACATCCGTTCTCCACGTTTTCCTTTTTCCCGCTGCATTTTTCCCATAGAAACACCCTCTCATTTAGATATTGGCGATGTGCGAAGGCTGCTCCCTTCATATTTCATAACAAGAGATGCACCTTTTAAACGGTCATAAACTCGCTCCTGATAACGCCCCAGTAATTCATTTGGCTTTAAATTGGTGGTTATGATAATCGGCAGCATCCGATTATACCGGGCTGTAATAATAGCATCTACCTTATTTGTAATCCAACTTTGTTTATACTCAGCACCCAGATCATCAATAATAAGTAGACTCGTCGCCCGAAGTCTCTCTTCAAATTGTAGAAACTCTGACGGATCTTTTTTCCGTGTCATTGTGAGAATCTGATCCAGCAACTCTGCCATTGGGATAAATTGGACACTGTGTTTTTGTTTTAGGACTGCTTGGGCAATGGCTATAGAAAGAGATGTCTTCATCACTCCTACCGGTCCCATCATCAGAATTCCGATGCCTTTAGATTTATATTCCCCAAACCGATTTACATAATCCCTAGCATGAATGAAATTTCTTTGGCACTGTTCCGGTATCCCATTTTGTTCCATAGACTCAAATGTGCAGTTCCAGAACCGTCTATGAATACCATGAGCACTGAGCATTTTATGATATAAGTCTTGATCTTTCCGCTTATCAGAGAGATTCTGGGATATCTGACCAGTCTGCTCCGCATGTTTTTGCATCTGATTTATCAGTGCCAGGACTGACTGTTTTGGATTTTTGATCTCCGTCATACCCATCTCTTTCCCAACTCCTTAGAATTCCTTCCACATAGGACAGCTTACGTTTATCACGGTCTTTGGCAATATGAACCGCTTCTAAAACACGATCAATAGGATGCATCTGTAAAAGTTCCTTCAGTTTTGCATATTGAATAGTACTAATACCTCCTGTCAATTGAACAAATTCATCCTGTAATTTCTTCATATCTCCGGGGGCTGATTGGGGAATAGGTATTTGTTTATCTATTCCCTCTCCTTTACTTTCCTTTACTTTACTTTCCTTTACTTTACTTTGTGGATTATGTACGTCATTTACCGGGTTATTGAAGGAAGAAACTGGGTTATTGACGGAAGAAACTGAAATGAGCATAAATTCCCTACGGTAAAAAACCTTTTTTCTTTTTGACACTGCAGAAAAAAATCTCTCTTGAATGCCTTTAGAAGTTAGGATTTTATATTCATTCCACATATGTTCATCGAAAAAGCCTACTTGAATCGCTTTTTTTACAACTTCCAGTACTGCGTCCTCGCTGGTACCAACATCGTCAGCCACCAGAAAAGCCTGATCATTATCCCACTTTAGGTAATACCCATCGTCACGATAAACATTAGATAGCAGGCAGATTAGTATGGAAATTGATGATAAACCACATGCCTTAGTTATTTTCCGAACCTTTATATCTCTCAAAAACCCAACATCCAGGGGAAAATAGTCAATCCCCTGTTTTGTCGGGCGTGCCATAGGCATTACCTCCTTGTCTGGAATAGAATGGTAATCATTTTACTTCTCCGGTTTCCGGATCCACACCAGCGGGTGCTTCATCTCCGGGCCATGGAATTTCTTCCCCCTCGCTCTTTCCCTGATGAGAAGATTCATCTAAATCCATCTGTGTATCAGCATCAATAGTAACAACTTTTTCGTCGGGAAGATCTGTCATATTTTCTGAGATAGATGATTTTACACTTCCATCAGTCTCCATCTGTCTCACAAAATCGGTTTTAATTGGTGCATATTTCAAGGCTTTTTTCAGTACGGTTTTCTTTGCCATCTCATCAAAATATTTCTTCCATGGACTGTAAGACGATGCATAAGCCTGACTTGTTTTGGATGCAAAAATTTTTACATCCTCTTTGCTCATAACCTCAAAGCCATATCCTCCATTCTTTGTATGGAATACGGCGTAATACATGATGACATCTCCACGGTCTTTCAATGCAGGTACATGCTTCAATTTCGGATTTAGCCCTAATTCATATTCAAATTCATCATTTTCATAAACTTCATGAGCCTGAATATCGGTAACCTCCTCACTACGGTATACCAGATCGATAAGCCCTTTATATCCAAGCTGGAACTGGCATTCCATATTTCCATGATTTTTATAGGGAATCAAGTACGCTTGTCCCAGAGGTGTATTCGGCTCCAACCCCAGCTGTGCCGCCTGCATCATAGACCCCAGGAATGATCCAGGAGTACAATTAAGAAGCTGCGGATTTGTAGAAAGGGCTGTAAATACCATCCGCGTAAACCGCTCTGGAGTAATCACGGAAGGCAGCGCCTTCCTAATCTCCGGTTCCATTTTTGCAATCAGAGCACGCAGTCCCAATGGCTTCTCCTGTTCCTGCTTAATTTCCTGCTGCTTTTTTGCCAACCCACCAGATGTTTTCATAACGATTTTTCCTCCTTTTTTACGTAACAGGCTGCTGCCCATTGATAAACTGGCTTACTTCCCTTGACATGAATTTTTACCAGAATAGATTCAGCCATATTGCTTTCGATTTTGTCCGCACATATGCCAGTGAGAGGAGGCACATTCATTCCTCTTCTGACTGATATATAATCTCCAATCTGCAGAATTTGAAATTCCTGAGCATCCATAATATTTCAATAGATTCTAAGCACACGTGTAGGAGCTGTTGTTTTGATAAATCCATCATTTTTCAACCGCAGATAAAACATGCCATCCGCTGCCCGCTTTAACTTTTTTAGATCAATGGATTCTCGGCCATTCTGGGACTTCCAGAGGACCTTTCTGTCACCGATCTTTCCCACTTGGAAATCTCCTAAAATGGCGCATATTTTGTTTTTCTGCAGCTGTATTTCCTGCTTTAAAACTTTCTCTGCATCTTGGCATTTATCCAATTCCTTCAAAATTTCCCCGGCTTCATCAGGAAGTTCCATCTCCTCACCGTTATCGTGAAATTTTTCTTTAAGCGCATCAGCGCAGGATACTGTCCAATCCACCGGTGGCATTTCTTTTTTCTGCACTTTATCCCAAAATTCTGATTCCGCTTTGATCAATGCCTGGATATCTTCTTCATTGCGCTTGATTTCTTTCCAAATAAAATGATTACCGCCTACAAGTACTGCAATGTACCATTTCTGGCAGCCTGTCACCGCCATATAGTGCAGACACTGGCAGTAATAAGAATCGGGTATTTCATCACCGTCCCATTTTTTAGAAGAAAATGCATTGGCCGTTTTGCATTCCAGGCCGGCATCTTCCCCCACTACCATTCGATCCACATTCGCCAGCATGAACGGATATTCTTCTGACTGCAGCGTTCCTCGATGTGCCACATTTTTCCCCGTCAATTCAGAAAAACGCCTTGCCACTGCATCTTCCAGCACTGTTCCCCAATACACATATTCATTGTCCGAGAGATCTTCCGGCTGGATCTGACTAGTTTTTTCCATCCAAAGCTGGAAAGGACTCTTATAAGAATTCAGTCCCATAATGACACCAGCATCAGAACCACCGATTCCCATATTTCTGACTTCCAGCCACTTATCATGATCTTTTGCTTCTTTGACGCTAAGAATTAATTTTGCCATTTCTATGTTCCTTCCTTTAATCTGTGATACAATATTGGTATGTTATTATTTCTTTTGTGCCGATTGACATTGCCGTGTCAGTCGGCATTTTTCTTTTTTGTCTTCCTTCCACCGTGCCATTGTCTTAGGGCAATCCCGATGCACTGGAATCTTTTTCCCACACAGGCAGCACCGAATCATCACTGCCCTCTCGGGAAAGTCATGTAAACTAGATAGATCACTGCAAATATTGCTGGAAGACCGATCCCGAAAAACATCCAGCGCCAAAATTCAGCCGCCTCCTGTGCTTCTTTTGCTTTTATCCGAAGCTGATCCTGTTCCTGGGCACGGACCCCCATCATCCAAAGCCGCGCCTGATTTCCCGATGTCATAGCTGCCGCTTGAGATCCTGCTGTTTCCAATGTGACTCTCATCATGTGTCCTTTCGGCTTATTCATTAATCAAATTCTCCTTTATGTAAGATTCCATCCTGCCGAGCCCATCTAATTAAAGTCTCTGCCAATTTTTTCATGGCATCTTCTGATTTTTTTGTTGTTGCATTATTTGATTTCACAAATTTAATTTTCATCTCTTTCTCCTCCCTCCGCTTGTATAATAATTCTCACTTTTAGTGTACTTATGGAGTAAAAAAAAGTGCCTCAATACTCACATTGTAATATTCAGCAATAGCGGCTTTTACTTCATCTCTAGGTATACGTTTACCAGACTCATACATAGCCAAAGCCGATACACTGATATTTACTGAATCTGCAATCTCTTTTTGTGTTCTATTCTTTCTCAGTTTTACCAATCTTTTTGCTATGGTCTGTCTCTTAGCAATCATAAAGCTCCTCCCTTCTTTGTTCACTCACAGTGTATATCAGCCTGCTCCTCTTGTCAACACTTTAAGTGATTTTTATTATTGATTTTATTCACTTTACGTGATAACATTATTCCATAAGGTGGTGTTTTGAATGAATTTCGCTGAATCTTTAAAAAAACTCCGTATACAAAAAGGACTTACTCAAGAAGACTTAGCTGAAAAAATGGGAATGGCCAAAAGCAGCATAAGCATGTATGAAACTGGAAATAGGAAACCAAGTTTTGAAGTGTTGGAATCATTTGCTGACTTTTTTAACGTAAATATGAATATCCTTACTGGAAGCCAAAAAGAAAAAGGCATCCGTATCCCTATTTTAGGTCGCGTTGTTGCAGGTATTCCCATTGAAGCCATTACAGATATAGATGGATATGAAGAAATTACTCCCAAGTTGGCTGCTACCGGTTCATTCTTTGCTCTCCATATCAGGGGGGACAGCATGTCCCCTTATATGCTGCCAAATGATATTGTAATCGTACGCTGCCAGGAAGATGTGGAATGCGGTGATATCGCTATCATCTTAGTCAACGGTGATGAAGCCACTGTAAAAAAGGTGCAGAAATCAAAAGAAGGCATCACCCTTATTGGAATGAATCCTTCTGTCTATGCACCCCATTTTTATACCAATCAAGAAATACTGGAACTTCCCGTCAATGTGATAGGCAAAGTGGTAGAGATCCGACGCCCGCTACCTTGACAGTAAATGCGAAAAGGGGATGTATAAAATGTATGCCAGACAAGTTGTTTTATTTCCTGGATTTTTATCTTTATTTTTATTCATCAGTATTTTTACCTCTGTACAAGCAGATGATCGATGGATTTGGGTAGATTCAAATAAAGATACTGGACTTTATGTTGATAAAGCTACAATGCAATATGATCCCTCTACCGATACCTCTACAGTATGGGCGAAATTCGAATTTCCTTTTGATTCTAAAATTTCATATGAGATTTGGTATACAAAACTTGATTTCACGAATAATTTCATTATTCCATTGGAAAGAGACGTATATTCAAAAAATGGAGATTTTCTTTATCAAGAAGAAGGAGGAAGGGCCCAAAGAGTAATTCCTTCTACATTAGGAGAATTTCTCTTTAACCATGTAAAAATATTATGCGATCGTGATGACAAACTACAAAGCTACAAGAATGATCAAACGCAAACTCATACACGAAAAGAAAAATTTTTAGGATAATTATTATAAAAGGAGATGTGTAATATGCTTACCACAGACCACGATCAAACTATTTCAGTAACCAAAGAAGGAATTCAGATCGATCAGGGATCAAATTCACAAGTCATAAATTTTAGTGACATAAAAAGTGTAAAAATTACGGATGATAATATTCTCCAGATTATAGCCTCAGATGTGGCTATGCAGTATCAATTAACCAGCACAGAAGAGAATCAGGATTTTATTAATCAATTTGGCATTGCAAAATTGAATTTTTCTAAGTCCCAGAAAACAGACCTTACCAATTCTAATAATAAGGGAAATATCAATCAGATTAATATAACCGTACCGAATATGGGAACCGATATTGGAGAATTAGCTCTTCTGACTGGAAAAAAGCGCGTGAATAAAGTGATATATGCTTTGTTGGCTATATTCTTAGGCGGTGTTGGCATTCATAAGTTTTACGCGGGGAAAATTGGGATGGGTATTGTCTTCTTTATCTTTAGCTGGACTTTTATTCCTGCAATTATCGGCTTAATTCAAGGTATAGGCGCACTTACCAGAACTCCAGATTCTGATGGAAATATTTACGTATAAAAAAGACCGCCCAGTGTTGGCGCACTGGACGATCCGGTTGTAACGCACCCAATCCCCTGGGCTGATTACTGTTCTATTATATCAAATCAGCCCTTATTTTTCGATAGGAGCTGATTTTTCATGACACGCGCCGCTTTATATGCCCGCTTCTCTTCTGATAATCAACGGGAAGAAAGTATTATTGCTCAGTTCAGAGACAGTACCGCTTATTGCAAGAAAAAAGGTTATATCATCGTCAGAAAATATGCCGATGAAGCGAAGTCGGGAACAACGACGGCCGGCCGGGATCAATATCTGCAAATGCTGGCGGATGCGAAAAAAGGCTTATTTGACGTAATTATTTTTCATAAGATCGATCGTAATGCCCGGAATGAATATGACTACTATACCACGAAAAAACTCCTTCAGGACACAGGCATCGGGTATGAGTACAGCCGGCAGGACATAGACAGTACAACTCCTGAAGGCCAGATGATGGAGGCTGTCATGGTCGGAATGTCTGCTTATTATTCCCGCAACCTGGCCGCCGAAATCAAGAAGGGGCTCCGGGAAAACGCTTATGAGGGAAAATCCACTGGAGGTCGTCCTCCTTACGGATATACTACTGATCGGGAAAAGCATATCATCATCAATGAAGAAGAAGCGCCTGTGATACGCTCTATCTTTAACATGTATTTATCCGGAATGGGATATCATGAAATTCTCCAGCGGTTATATGATGCCGGATACCGCAACCGCCGCGGGAAATCTTTTTGTGTTTCTTCGCTATATGAGATTCTTAGGAATCGGAAATACGAGGGAACGCTGATTATCGGGAAAGCATTAATCCGTAAGGGACGGCGAAATAATCATAAGCTGAACCCCAGTGCACAGATTTTTGAAGATGTCATCCCGCCTATTATTGATAAGGATAAGTTTCAGGAGGTGCAGAATAAGATGAATGAACGAAAAACCCGTCCGGGCGCCGGTCAGAAAAAAAATATTTATGCTTTATCCGGATTAATTTACTGCGGTATATGCGGTGCTCCCATGATTGGGCATTCCACTACCAATCAAAAAGGCCATAAAAATTATTATTACCGCTGCCGCTGTGCCAGGCTGATTGGAAAAGAAAAGTGCCCCAGTCACATGATTGACCGTGATCAGCTGGAGAATCACATTTTAGAAAAGATCAAAAGTATGTTTCTGGCGCCTAATGCCAGACAGCATATAAAAGATCTGATTACAGAAAATCTGAAGAACCGCGGATCTATAGATTACACAGAAGAGCTGAAGCGTCTGAAGCGCCGGGAGACCGAGGGCATGAAGAAGCTTGATCGCATTTATGATCTGATTGAATCAGGAGATTCCGATGATTTTGAACAGGTCCGGCTGTCAAAAGCAAAGCAGGAAGTTCTGTCTGTGCGCCGTCTGATTGAAGATGCAGAAAATCATATCCAGGTCGGTACATTGGATGAAGAGAAGGTGGATCAGATCATCGATCTTATGCAGCGGATTCTGCAACAAAAAAAGAACCCTGAGCGAATCAAGGTCCTTTTTCACCTCGTCATTGACCGTGTTACCGTCTACAATAATGAGATAGTCGTGGCTTTATTGGTGTCCCAGGCAGATATAAGAATAAATACACAACCAGTTACTGTACGCATGAAATCTAAAAGAAAATATTCCCTCTATTATCCACGAAAAACAGAAAATAATAGAATCAATGTATAATAAAACTATGCTTATCAAAAAAGAGACCGGCTATCCCGCCAGTCTCTTTTCTGATATCTCTACATATCCTTCATCGCGTTCAATGCCAATAAAATTTCGCTCTTTGTTTTGAGCTGCCACACACGTAGTCCCTGATCCCGCAAATGGATCCAGTATCAATTTGCCCACTGGTACGATCTGCACAAGCTCTTCCATCAAAGCCGTCGGTTTTCCTGTTAGATGAAATTTATCCGACAACTTTACTGGAAATTTATAACAGCCCGGAAACGGCCCAGCAGTTTCCTTCTTGAGACACTTTCCCTTTGTGCCCCAAACTATATATTCACATTGATGTCGGAAATATCCTTTATGCGGCGCTCTCGCTCCTCCACCTTTATCCCATGCTATGATGCCTCGCCAGATCAATTCCCCAATCTGAAGAACATCAGTCGTTGCGGGAAGCTGCCTCCAATCAGTAAACATCAGAAAGTATCCATGAGGTTTTAGTATCCTTTGGCATTCAGATATCCACAAATTACACCAGTGCATCCAGCTGCGCTGATCCTTTGTATCTCCCCAGAATGTCGGACGATGGATAATTTTATTATCTGACTGCTCATATTTTTCCGTAGGATCTTTCTGACGTTCAGCTGCCGTCATTCCCCCACTTCCATACGGCGGATCCGTAATGACAGCATCAACAAATTCATTCGGCATTTCTTTTAATATACTCAAACAGTCTCCATGATAAATCTTATTGACTTCCACCAAAATCACCACCCTTACAGCTTTCATTATAGAACATATGTTCTATATATTGCAAATAAAAAGAGAGGTAAAGTACCCCTCTCAAATTAAATATTATTTCTCAGCTTTTTTCCATCGCAATCTTTACATAACATTTGACAATTTCTTAACTAACACAATTATATCGGATTTTAATCAGAATTTATCTTCCAGCGGAACCCAATGTTCGTCATCCATATCTTCAGTAAAGTATGTATTATTAATATACAACTGACTGTCTTTATCACGAACAAATCCCCAATGGAGCTGATGCTGTTTAGCATAACACTGAAAAGCAAGAAATTTGTTCCCAATTTGTATGTCAATATTTTTATCAACTCCGTGACTTTCACCACCTTTAGTTTCAATAATCCACACATCTCCACTTTTCTTCTTTATAATATAGTCAGCATAGAAAAGCCACTGCTTTTCTAACCCATCCAAATAAACGATAGAGAAATATTGCTGCCCCGAATCTCCATTTTTATACACCCATTCAATATCATCCATAGATTCGCAATATTTTTCAAATAATTGTTCCGGTATACTACGAATATTACTGGTAGCAAAGCCTGATGTATATTCATAATATGCATTACTCAAATATTCTATTTCATTTTTTACATTAGGATCATACTTGAAAAAATCCTGTTCTGGAATATGAAACTCTGATGACTTTGGCGTAACAATTAAAGTTGGTTGTTGTAACATTTCTGAAGTAACAGCACGAAAATCTTCCTTCAGTTTTCTGGCATTATTGATGATAAAAGCATAGAAATATAGCGTATCCAACGACAACAGCTTACACTGCGCACTGCGGCGTCCCTTGCGGAAAAGTCGCTCCAATATAGCCTTTACTTTAACCGTTGGTATTCCTACTGCTGTTTTGATCATATCAACACTATGAAGAAGCTGAATACCATGTTTATGTGTATCCACCTGGTTCCGAGTAGTTATATACTCAGCAGTATTGTCTATGACAGAAGATGTTCTAACGAATTTCCCATGCAGTACCTTACCCACAATATTGGCATCGAAAAGATATCCTGCTGCAACAAGATGCTCACGGTTCTTCCTTTTATCTTGGCCTAATTTATAGGCATCCATAAAATATGCATGTATTTTCTGAAACACTTCTCTTTCACCCAGGCCATCTTTTTCTAGATCACGAGTTTGCTTTTCCAGAGTAAATGTTTTGCACTTCGGTTTTAAAAATAACCGTTTTGTCTCATAAGCTTTATCCATGCTGGATAGCAAACCAGCTTTCCATTTTTCATCCAAAGTATAAACATAGCAGAAGTCAAGAAGATCATCATCGTAATGTCGTGCCTCCGGCATACGTCGGATACGTCCAATAGTCTGAATTTCAAATTGCTCACTCATACCCTCCCTCAATTTTACAAGAATTTTTGCGCGTGGGCAGTCCCATCCTGTACTAATGGCTTGTTTCATAAGTAAAAATACAGGAATCCCATCATTAGATGTCAAATTATCTGGGATATCCTTCTTATCACCGCTCATCCATTTACTAACCATCCCATTCTGGTAGGAATAACCCATATTTTTGAGTTTTTCCTCAACAGCCTTAATAGTTTCCGGCTGTCCATTAGGGAATTGTATCAACACCAGGGGTCGTATATTTTTCCCGATATCCCGATAACGGGCAGCAACGGCTTTTCGTTTCTCATCAGCTAATGTCAGCAGATAGTCGTAATCATCATCAATTTTTGCATTGTTTTCAATGCCTTCATTAACATACAAGGCTTTTGTAATGAGTCCTTCATCGATAACATCCAGCTCATCAATCTCAAAAAAAGCATGACGCTTATTTTGAATAGCTGTTGCACTGACTCGAATGATATTTTTAGCTGCGAACGCATCAATAATTGCCTGAGCCTTAGCCGTGTTATTGGAATGTTCCTCATCGATAATGATAATAAAATCCAGTCCGCTACGGTGAGCATCAGAGATCCGGTCAAATAGGTTTTTCCGTTCACTGTCGCGAATCGCTGTATTGCCTTTCTTCGTGACTAGTTCCCAGTTGATGAATGTCGTGCTCTTTGGTGAAAATCCATTTCGCAGAGCATCGAAAAGATTCTGCGTATTTCGCTGCGGATCCACTTTCTGCATCTTTATCCGACTCTGTTCTTCCAAATTGCCCTTGCCAGGGCAAAGCCAGATGAACGCCGTGTTTGCATTGACCTTACTCAAATATTCATCAACAAAATCAATCAGTATAATAGTCTTGCCGGATCCAGTGGGTGCTTTCATGACAATGGTCTGTTTTTCATTACTATCCATTGTCATATCCAGTAATTTTAAAACAGCTTTTTCTTGAAATAAAAACAAATTTAATGCAATGCCACTTACCATGATTCACCTACTTCTTGCAGTTCAAAATCAAAATAATAATCGGGGATTATACATATTTTTATATTTTTAAAAAGTTGTTCCTGCTCCGTAGTGAGAAGCACATTCTTCGAGACATAAAGTACTTTGACTTCTGGATATTCATTCCAATGAGCAGCAAGCTTATCTGCCTCTTCATCACTCATAACCATGATGTATTGCTTGCCATCCAATTTAATGCCATGTTCAAGCTGAATCATTTCGGCAATATGGTTCAGCAAAACATCAGATAGAAACTCTTCATTTTTAGAAACGAAGCCTGTACGATAATATTTGAGATTAGCAGGAATGCCATCAGAATATTTACCTCCGTCAGGGCGAATGCCGGTAATCACCGTTTTCACACGAGGGTAGGTTACATCCTCACAGATACTATTTTCATTATTCGTACAGAGAATAAATCTTCGCTGGCCACCATCTTCTTTGTTTAATGCTAGAACAGCCTGTGCCGTTGTTCCTGAACCAGCAAAAAAATCCAGAACAATAGAATTTTCCTTGTCAGCAATTTTAATACAACGTTGTATTAAATCTATAGGTTTAGGATTATCAAAAACATTTTGTTCTCCTATAATTCTTCTTAGCTCCTTGCTACCAGTACTATTTTCAGATAAATCATCCCAAAGGGTGTCTATCCTTTTCCCTTCGTTTTCACGCTCATTCCAATAAGCTTTTTCTGATAATGATTTATTAGCCAGGCACAACCTGCCGTCATTTTCCAATGCCTTTAGTTTATCATACTTAATGCGCCACCCTTTAGGTGGGCATTTCCATACTTTCCCATTATTATCAACGTAATCATACGTGGTTTCTGGACCCGGAGATTTAGGCTTTTGAAGTGGATATAAACGATAAGGACCTCTTCCGTCCTTATCATCCTTGCTATACATTTTTCTTGTTGATTCAGATAATGGTTTATAAACAGAATTTAAATAGTACTGTTTTGTATGAGAATATAGAAAAACATATTCAGTATTAACTGTAAACTTTTCCTTGTCTGTTTTTACGCTAGAATTCCTTTTCCATACAAACATATTTAAAAAACAATCTTCACCAAAGATTTCATCCATTAACATCTTGAGCTGAGCAAATTCATTATCATCAATTGAAATACATATTATCCCCTTTTCGGATAACAAGCTCCGTGCTTCATTTAGTCGTTCCCTCAAAAAAGAAATCCATTTACTATGTTTAAAAGAATCATTACGATCTATAAAATTATCATCATATTTAAAGTCATTTTTCCCCCTATTGTATGGAGGATCAATATAAATAACATCGATTTTTCCCTTATGTGTTTTTTCTAATAAGTATAGACTATGGAGGTTATCGCCTTCCAACAGAAAATTATAATATTCCCCCGGTGCCATCGTAATTTCCCGATTTTTATCTTCCGTAAACACCGGAATATGCGTTTGCATCTTAACATCGACGGCTTCTTCGTGCTGCTCCCACACAAGGCCATACTTTTTCTCGGTCAAAGCATTTTCAATTTCATTGATGGCCATCAATGCCTTATCATCATCTTTATTTTTCCCTTTTATCATATTCAGGAAGGTTAACATACGCTTCCGCTTTTCTTGCGATAAGTTCGTCATTGACAAGTCCCCCAATTATTCTTACGTCTGTTATTCCATTACTTTACACTACTTGACGCGTCTGAGCAATAAAAAAAGGGCATGGAATAAATTCCACACCCTTCCCTCTACTTTCAAATGATCTACTTGAAAGTAAAATCACACTTTTTATGAAAAAACGAAAGTCAATTAAGGAACAAAAATTTACGGTTTTGCTTCTTAAATAGAATAAGTTCCAAAATATTCTTGTTTTGATACTTATTACCATTCGGACAGTGTGTATTTGATGTTGCAATTGGCCCCCATTTATCACACACGAAATACCAAATTATATATCCTATTTAATACAATTCCTGTGGTAAGAGATAATATGATAACCCAAATTCCGATGAGCCATGATATTCGTGGCAACAGAGCGATACGCTGGAAGTATAAAACAAGATAGAAGAAATGTGTCAGCCAGATATAAACGGAATACCTTCCTATAAAACACAATCCATTACTAATTCTATTTAAAGATAATGCACGGAGCAGAGAAATAAATGAAAAAATCAATATAGGAGTTGCCAATAGGATAGCATGTCTATATTGGGAATATACCATTATGTGAAAACATAAAGCCAATCCAATTATATTAGTTCCCCAATTATTCAATAGTCTTATGCTTTTCAGTAAACTAAATATATTATATTTAGAAAACAATAATCCCTCTATCAAAACCAATATATAGTTCAATGGGTCTTCTGACTTGTTAGGATATATATTGATGACCTTGAATTTATACAAGGAAAAGTATATGACTAACACGGTAAAGAAGCACAACATATAAACCATTTTATTATTACTAAAATACTTTTCGGGGGATATTACATATTCTATCAACGGGAACAGTAGCAACATAGTCACATACTCCCATACATACCACCACGTCCCATTATATGTAGATTCATATCCAACTAAATTTAAAAGAAAATCATTAATTCGGAACGAAAGAATCCCTCCATACAACCCTATAGGTACAAATATAAAAAACACAACCCAATAATGCTTATAGAATTTATATAAGTGTTTCAGGATCACCTTATAGTTATCCCGTAGTCTTTGCAGCCCAGATGCCGGATTTAATAGACACTTTGTGAATAATCCATAGCCAGTGATAAATGCAAATAATGATACACAGATCTTAAATGTGTTTCTTATCACATCTTCGATAGGGAGATATATCGGAAGATAATCATATGAAGACAAATTATTTCCAATACCCAAAACAGGAAATAAGTATGGGGTTGCCAAAGTGTGATGATATACCATTAGTACTGCCGCCAGCCCATATAAAACTTGTGAGTCTTTTTTAGATAAAAATGTTTTAGTAAACACTTATTCGCTTCTTTCTTATATCTTTCATTTTATGATAACAAATATGATTTATTCAGGCAACAAAAAAAGAGGGGGCAATTAAGCCCCTCCTATCACACTAACGCCGTGACCGCGAGATAACCAGATCATCTCCTGATTACCACTCCTTCAGCGTGTACATCACAGACACTCCGTTTCTGTTTTCTCCACCATAATGCCCAATCACCTCTACACGTCCTGCCTGGTATCCCACGTCGGCATATGCTTTACTGTCGATATAGGATATGCCGGCTTTGATTTTGTGATTATTGCGTAAATTGATTTTGTAAACATCGACTTTCTGCTTATCGGTATCTGCCACGACAGCTGTACGATCAGTTTTTGCTGCAGCTGCTTTCGGGATCGTAGTGTCTCCGGTCTTTATCTGGTCCGTCACTTTTTCCGCTGCAGATTCTACCGTCGGCGCCTCTACGGTATATGACACTTCCGGTTTCTTCACTGTTTCCACTTTCTCCACAATTTCTTTCGCTTCTGCATCGGATACATTCAACGTCTTTTTTACGCTGGCCGGATCTGTCACCTGCTTCTCTGTTAATTGCTTAACTGTATTATCGCTTCCTCCAGCGTGATATTTCGTATACAGCAGATATCCAGAGATCAGGATGTACAGTAGAACTATCACATAACCTGCCTTTTTCGCTATGGCAATGTATTTTTGATATTTTTGCATGTCATCATGCCCTTTCAGTGCTCATAATTGATAATGAATGGGATTTATTGCGAAATCGAAGAAAAAGGCTGTTTTTAAGCGATTTCTCCGTTATCGCAATAAATCTATCACAGGATATACGAAATCAATGTCAAATTCGGTTAAACCATTCGCTCATATCAACCTGAGTTCCATTGAAATCAAAAGATTCCGTATATTGATGTCCTGCGCAGATTTTGCCGGGGTTATCCTGCTGCCATGTAAAGGTGCCTCCGTACTGCGCCACCCAGTAGGGTACATAGTCCGCCAACTGGGAAATATCAATCCATCCAACACGGGATCCGCTATACCCAGAAAGCAGCCTTCCGGACGAAGCATAGATTCCTCCATTGGTAAATCCCATATTGGCGCACTGATTAATGAAAGCCGATGCGCAGGCCGTAATATCATCTTTATCCATGGCCAACACTTCAGCAGCTTCTATATCAATAAAAATCCCCAGGGGAAGAGAAGTAATCCCCTGGGACTGAAGAGCTCCAATTAATACCTGTGCCTCCTGCTTTGCCCTGTCTGTTGTCTGCGCATGAGTATAGCAATAAGCACCCAGCGGCACATTATACTGCTGTGCCATCTGAATGAAAACCGGGTACATCTGCTGAAGGCTGCAGCCTTCAGATACTTTAACAATGCAGCCAGACAGATCTATGGGCGATTTTCCGAAATCAATAAGGGGATTGTTGTTGCTGTCCCCCTGAAAATCCGATAAATCAATTACATTCGACATAATATGCCTCCGTTAAAAAATGAACAGCCGATATACGATGGCAAGCAAAACGATCCACTTAGCAGTTTCATTGATTTTGGACCCATAAAGTGAAAGCCACGATTTTGCTTTGCTTTCCTCTTCTATTACGTCCTCTTTTGTATTTTCTTCCTCTGTTTTTGCCCGAGAGGATATTTCTGCAATAACCAAACTCAAACTGGATTCAATTTCTTCCCTCGCAGCATCAAAAACCTTGGCAGCATTTTCCGGTATAGCCTGCAGTGCTGATTCAAGAGAAACTTTAGCCGATATCAATTCCGCATCAGTCTTCTCTTTTAATTCCCGCGCTTTAGTCAGTTCATCTTCAGAAACCACAGGAGTGGACTGTTCCAACGGTGTTGCATTTTCTTCTTCACGCATAATAATTATTCCTCCTCTTTTTCTTCAATAACCTTCAAAACAATATCAATTCCATCCTGAATTCCATGCAGATATTCCTTAAGATCACCCAAGGTATACTGCAAAACATCTATGGATTTAATTGTTGATGCCCCATCTCCATCTTCGTTATCAGCTGGCAGCGGAGTAGATGTATTATCAACATCTGCAGTGGACTCCGTATTATCTCCGTATTTATCAGAGATCGGCACAACTGGATCATCTTCGATCATCGGAGTTGCTGCCTCATCCATTTCAACCGGTGTTGCGCTGTCATATCTGTTCACATTTTCATCTTCTGGCATAACTTTTCCTTCTTTCTCTCCAAAAACTATGAATCATTTATCTTTTTATTGGAAAGCTACCAGTTGGGGAATTAAATTTCGAATCGGTAGAATATTTACTCCACGCGGCACCTGCCAATGCCGCTACCCCTGTTGCTCCCGATATAACTACAGTTACACCAGACCAACAACTGGCAATATCAAATTTCGTGCCCTTTAGCCCATTACTCCAGTATCCATACAACCATGACAACAAAATCAGAAGTAACATAAAAAATAAAAAAAGGACCATCAGAATCACTACAGATAACCAGTGTTCTTCAGCCCAGTTCATGGCATTCAAAAATTTTTGTTTCATGAAAATCATCCTCCCAGTATAAAGGGAATATAGGACGCTATAAAATGTGTGACAAACGCAATAGATAAGCCAACAATTACATGCTTTATGCCTGATCGTATGGGGAATTTTTTACCGTCTGATACGCCTACAGTAAACATGGCGCATGCACAAAGAACTGCGCTATTGAATAATGCATCATCCATGTCAAAGAAGAAAAACGGGGCTATTGGTATAGACGCGCCAATCACAAACGTAATAAATGAAACAAGTCCTGCTTTAACAAAATCTATGCGTCTGTCATTGACTGTACTTAAAGACAGCCATTCCCCCATACCCATGGAAAAGGCTCCCGCCAGAATACTTACAATTCCTGCAAGAATAACAGATCGGTTTGTCATTCCTGCTCCCATCACACCCATAATAAAGTTAAAATTTGTGGAAAGCCCATCATTGACTGCCAGAATAGAAGCTCTCAAAATGTTCCTGTCATTTGTCGTCGGCCTTCGTTTCTTTTCTTCCAATTTCCTGTTTCACCTCCTTCATGAGATGAATTAAAAGGTCATCCTGTGATACAAGATGTTCCATGATTACTCTTAATTCCTCTTCTGATTTCTGATTGACTGCATAGTCAGATTCAGCGACAAACCTGTCTTTCTTCGTCTGCCGGTTCTGTGACATCATGATGATGGGCCCTGTGTAGGCGCTCTCAAAAGACAGCATCAAATTAAGAAGAATGAACGGATATCCGTCCCACATATAAATGATTTTGGGATGATAGAATGCATAGACATTGACCGCCATCCACACACTAAATGTAATGGTCTGTAAAATGATAAAAGCCCAGCTCCCCACAACTTTGGCGATCACATCCGCCGCCTTCTGTCCGAGAGTCAGGCTTTCTTTCATTTCTTCATTTACATTGACTGGTTCATGCCCTTCATGGGAGTAAAGAGCTGCCGGTCCCCTATACTCTGTCATTTGAGTTTTTCCTCAAGAGATGTGATTCTTTTCCCATGTTCTCCCAGCGTTTGTCCATGGGACTCAAGTGTTGCTTCGACAACCTCATTTTCCTTCTCTTGGCTTTTCTCCCACCTCCGCATATCTATCATTTCTTTTTGTGTTTCTTGTAGTGTCTGCGCCTGCTGCTGAACGGTCTCCTGCAGCGGACCTGTCAAATATTTTACAAGAAATACCGGAAGAGCCTTTTTTAATTTATAGATAATGCCCAAGAAAATAACCAGATTGCTAATGAAGCTTCCTATTGTTGCCCAATTAGAAAGCATTTGCATAGTCTGATGATCAAATAATCCCATATTTCACCTCATAAAATTGAATTACAAATTATCTATCCATCCAACACCTTTAACTGTACAATATGCCGTTGAAACTACTGGAACTACATAGAAAGATAATGACTGCGGTGTATTCGAACGACGTGGGAGTGTGATATATCCATTTCCACTATATAAAAGCCATGTTTCTTCAGAATTCCAATATAATGTAGCATTCCCTAAGATCAAAGATATTAAATATGCAGTAGGAGGCATAGCTCCTGCCGTCGTAATCCATTGTGCTGATGTTGCATTCATCATTAATGAACTTTGTCCAAAGACATAATCTGCGCGATTTCCATGCTGAATTGTTTCCGAGAATACAGAAGAACTGCCATAATAAAGTGCTCCTACTCGAAAATAAGTTGCGCTATATCCAGAAGGGATAGTAGGTGCCGTTGATGATGCCGAAGCCAAACAGCATAATCCTGACGTGCCATAACAGAGATACACATAATACCAGGTGCTTGCTGTCAGACTTCCTGTATCAAGCCCGTTAGCCCCAGAGGTTGAAATATCTAGAGTAAGTGAAATAGAACCACTGCCCGTAAATGGATTGTTTGCTGCTGTAATAGCTGCGGTTTTATTTCCTGCAGATGCATCAATAACAAATTGGCTAAGGAAATGAAAATTAGGAGTACTCTGTGCTGCATATGGGAGGTCTGTCCAATTATTTACACCATCTCCTACTTTCATTTTATAAGTATCGGATTCAATACCTATTTCCCCTTTAGACAAAGTAGGATTCACAGATGTCCATGCAGATGCCGTTCCTGTTTTATTCTGTACTGTTGTTCCGCTAAAAGTTCTTTTCGTCATGATGCACTCACGGTCCCACAGTCAAGAACTAATGTATCGCCTGACATAACGGCATCGGCTCCATCAGATAATCCTGAAACGGACTTTTCACTAAAATTACTATCAAAATTAGCCGTCGCGCGGGCTTCTGTATAGTATTCATTTATCCCTTCGGCAATATCAGAAGTGGTTAAAGTCACAGTTCCTGTTTTACCGTTAACAGACAAAACATCGCTGGTCGGAAATTCCAATTCTATCCAATTTGCCAAAGTAGAAGCTGGAGATTTCTGCAGCATATAGGTTGTGCTTATATCTGTACGTACCGCAATATCCCCTACATCAGCACTTAATGCCAACATAGCAGCCTGACTGGCTACAGTATAAATATTATTGACCGCAACAGCAGGTAAAACAGAAGAGCTCAACTTTCCATTACTATCCAATATAGGAACATTGCCCGATGAAGTTCCGGCAGTTAAAGCAGCAGCACTCCCCGCATCGGATATTTTGGATAACGTAATTGAAGGAATATCAGAAGCTGTTAAAGAAGTCCCCGCAGTAACAATACCTTTTGCCGTCACCGTAACTTTAGAATATGTTCCCGCAGTAACCCCCGATGAAACCAATGCTAGGGCAAAAGTAACATCCTGAGAACCATTAAATGTGTTATTGCCAGAAACATCTCCAGAAAAAGTCATTTTATGAGCAGTGGTTAATGCATCCGCTGTGGGAACATCAGACACACTCATAGTCCCATCAGATCCAACAACTACTTTGCCAGATCCTGCAGATTGAGACTTGACTCCTCCCAAAGCAGAGGATGTTGCTGTTGGGAGTGTATATATTGTCACATCAGTTCCATCTATAGTTAAGTTCCCATTGGTAGAACTTACTTTTACAATGGTTCCTGCATAATCCAGATCATTCCATGCTGTAACGCCATCCCCAAATTTAAAATGTGCCGTATCAGATTCCAGTCCCGGCTCCCCTTTTGCCAGAATGGGATTTATGCTGCTCCATGAAGCTTTTGTGCCATTTTTGATTTGTAGCGTCGCACTTAGTGTTTTACTCATAATGTTCCTCCTAAAATATTTTCAATTTCCTGATAATCCCGTCCTATACAAAAATATTTGCTGCCGCTTTCATCCCAACGATAACAAGCATTTTCTGACTGAATCATATATAATGTCGTGGATGCTCCTCTGTTAGGCAAATCATAAATCGTATCATATTGGATCACTTCCGTTATGTCCTTTATTCCGGCCGATAATTGTCCAGATAATGAATTTTCTCCACTTACTGTCCCCGATACAGCACTGCTTCCAGATACTTGACCTATTAAATTTCCCATTATTTAAAAAGTCACCTCCGGATCCAGATGAAATAATGATGGCGGTATAATAGTATCCGTTGTTCCGTCATTCATGACAAGCTGCACATCATAAATATAATCACCATAGGATAATGCCTCCGTATCAGATGGCAATATGGAGAACTGCCCATTAATAAGTGTTTTCTGTATTACATAAGCTGTGGTTACCGTATCAGTTTTCACAGTCAAAACCACTGTATCCCCACTGCTTAATATATAGGCATTTCCATCTTTATCTGTAATGGATAGATTCAGGATGGCACTATCACCACGTGTCAAATAGATTCTATTATTGATAGTTTTGAACATGGTTTCCCTCCTGAAAAATCATAAATTATCTTCCCATCCAATGATCAATACATGATCAGAGGAAACACTTCCTTGATAGGTATAAGTAACCCCTGTTTGCATCCATACAGGATAACCTATTTCAAAACTTGCAGGATTCACATAATTAATACGTCCGCCCACGCCATATGAATAAATAGAAATGCCGCCACCGGATTCATTGTCTATATAAAGATTTACACGTGCTGCTGTCGAGGGTGCATAAGTGCTGAAACTCATCGTAGATGATGTGGTACCGCTGGATATGGTTGGATAAGCCGTAAGCAATGTCCCATCAAGCACAAATTGAGCATAATTTCCTTGCTGAATGGTCCTATATAAATAACCTGATGAATTGGTAAGAACCGCACCCATCCTGACATAATTACTATAACCTGAAGGCAATGTCGGTGTAGAAGAGGAAGAAGAAATCAGACCACATGTTCCACTATTTCCATAACAGAGATAAACATAATACCATGTGGAAGCCAAAAGGCTCCCTGTATCAATCCCATTAGCTCCAGTATTTGATGCTGATACCGTTAAAGAAACGTTCCCGCTGCCAGTAAATGGATTATTTGAAGTTGCTATTGTGAGCGCCGCATTGCCTGTCACAGTGATCACACGATTCATAAATAAACCCGCTGATACTATGGAGGATGAAGATGGCGTATAAGTACCTATAGTATTTCCCGCCGCATCTTTCAATGTTAATGTATTCCCTGATACAGATATTGCCTTTACGTAAGACAATAATTTATTCCCTGATATATCAAATTGAGATTGTCGGATGTCCCGCAATGTCCATACTGCTGTCCCATCTGTTACAGTAGAATTGGCTGTCGTCGGCCAGGTAGGAGCCGTTGAAGCAGTAGTTCCCGCTGTTGTACATTCCAAATATCCCCATGATGGAATACTGCTGATATAGGCAATCTGATTTAAGCTATACGCGGTAGACCGAGCTACCGATACTATATTTTGGACGGTAGTTGCGCTCCCCGATATATTTCCTGTGATCGTTTTAGAAAAAGTAGTAGCGCCAGAAAATGTATTTGTCCCTGAAAATGTATTAGAAGATCCAGTTTTAGCAAATTGTCCAATGGTCGTTGTTGTATTATCCGTTTTAGTGATGGTGATTGTACCACCGGATTCCGTAATAGCTGATATACAATCTACCCATCCACCGAAGTTTTCCCAGGATGATCCATTCCATACAACACAGTCTCCTGCATCAATCCCCTTTGCCGTATCCGCTGTCTCAACCTGATACATATCTCCTTCTGATGCATTGGTAGGAAGATTTGCATAGCTATTGACAGATCCTTTGATTTTGATTGCGGCGGATAGTCCTAATTGAGCCGCCGTCACATTATGCGGATTACTTGTATTATTTACATGGCTGCTTAATGCTGAATTTACTACATTGGATATGTTTCCCCAGGTACCCCATGATGACACGCCTACAATAGAAGAATCGGCGATCTCTGGAACACCAACACGAAAATACATACTCCATGTGGAGACTACCAGAACGGACTGCCATACTGCTGTCATGCTGACATCAGATTTAACATTCAAAAAATATACTCCGGTACCGCCATCGGGAGTGTTTAGTGTCCCATCAGCGATATAATATTGGCCCATAGTGTAGAAATTATTGAAATCGATGGCGTCTGTAATTGTCTGCACATTCAATCGGTCCGGGGGAATTGTCAAAATTCCCCCGCCTGTTAAATATCCTTTTACTATTTGCTGTGACATCTATAACCTCCATACAATAGATAAAGTTCCCTTCAGAATAATGAAGGAATTCCCATCACTATCTGTAGCGGTGATTGTATAATAATAATTTTGAAGATCCCAATTCTCTGTATCAGATACCTCAAGCGTGATCATCTGATATTCATCACTCTGTTTGGTTAATATTTGATCTGACATTGCAGCGTCTGAATAAATTTTAAGTATATAAGAGACAGATGTATCTATAATTGGCGTTGCTGCGGTGGCATCAAGAAGCATAGGAATAAATGGGAAAGTAGATCCACGCGGCATGCCGATATTCTGGACTGTCGAAGAAGAAATCGTATACATAACAATCAGTTCCCTATTGCGAAATAATTTCCCGCTAAACCCGTCCCGGTTGTAAAACTGGTTTTAGATAAAGCAGTTATATAAAAATCATGGTGGATCAACTGATCGGTATCATTAAGTTGTGGAATAAAAAACACATTCAAACAATTATTAGGGAAAGCTATAGGGAATGTATAAGGAGAACTGGTTGACGCACTCCCCCATTGTTGGATCATACCGCTGACAGGATCTTTCCAGTATCCATTGGTCCCTGCTGATAATGTGGTCTGTGGAAGTGCTGCCCATCCTCCGTTTCCATATAACACATATCCCTGCTGCGCAGCTGCAGGAGCAGGAACGAGTCCTTTTGCCCCGGCAGAGGATGAAGTAGCTCCCGTGAATACCTGGACTGCTGATGGAATGGAGCGAACAATCCATTGAGCTGTATTATCTGTAACAGTATTCCCATCGGCAGGCCATGTAGGAATGGTACTGCCTGTAGTTCCTGCTACTGTGCATACGGCCACATTTCCTGAAAGTCCTTGCCCATATATCGTTTTCCCTACATTTACTGATGTATTGGACGTCCAAATGAAATCAATTCCAAGCTGTAAAGCCGTTACTTTATGTGGATTGCTATAGTTCGTCAGATGTGCCATAAATGCAGCCAGATTAGCCCCATACCATGAACATAAAGCTCTTAAATCAGTAATATCCGATACCGTAATTGACGTCGCATTGGCAGGAACTTTCACCGCATAAAGTGGAACATATCCTGAATCTGCGGTCGGTTGTACAGGGGACGCTGCGGGCGTCCCTTCTTTAATGACAATTTGACCTAGGTTTTGATTCAATCCAGACGCAATTACTACACTGTTAGTATCTATTGGACCAACTTCTACCAAATCAATTCTCGGATTGGATGCATTGGCTGCTGCGAAAGTCAATGTAATAGCGGATGCCCCGTCATAATAGGTCCGTTGCCCCAAACTCCAAGCAGTCCCAGATCCTGTAATATTTATCGTCATATTGGGAGTAGCCGGAAGTGTATAGGCAAAATCCGTTAAATTTAAAACGCCCGTTCCAATAAAATCAGAAGCGAGCGCTTTGAATGCTGTTTTTCCATATTTTATATGATCAAACCATAAGGATGAAATGTATCCCATAAAACCAAACTTCCTTTCTTCAAACCAGTGTAAGAACAGCATCGGAGGATTCATCAAGTGGTGAAGTATCTGTACCATTATGATGCAAAATAATTTTTGACCGAGCTGGTTTGCTCTGTTTCAGTAGATATTCCAAATCATAATGGCTATAGCTGGTTCCATATGGATTATTGATATAAATCAATACCGTGAATAAACCATCCATATCACTCAAGGCATTATCAGCAGGGGCACTGTCCCCGGGAGAATATCCGTCAGTACATAAATCATATATTGTTGGTTCTGCTCCAATAAAATTATCAATGGATGCTTTCATCCCTGATATAGATGCTCCATTAGCATAGATTGGCAATATCCCCAATATCCTTGCCCGATAGGCATTATCCGTTTCACCAGACCGACGGTAAACTCCCCAATCCGCCCCTTGCGAATCCAACGCTGTCCCGGTTGCAGTAGTCACAGAGAATTCCAAATTTAAGCCTATTTGATAAGGGTTCAATAAATCCAGTACATACCCGAAAGCATCTAGAACAGTCCCATATATTTCTTCTGTGACAGGATGGGAATCAGGGAATAATTTTTTTAAAAAATCTGCATAATCATCCAAGACTGTCAGAATCCCTTGAACAATGACCCACGTGATAGTCCCATCACTAACGGAAATATCATAATAATAGGAGCTATTGCTCAACGATCCGGTATCTGCTTCGGAGAGATTGAAATCTGAAGTTGTCGTAAATGTCGCTGCTATCTTCTGTCCATATTCATCCTCTGAAATAGTAAGGATTTTTGTATATCCATCAAGACTGACTTCTGTTGTTTCATCCTGTAGAAAAGCTTCTGGAGTGATCTCTTTCGACTGCCCGCGAATCAGACTAAAATTAACAACTTGTGTCGTATTCATGATGATGTTACTCCTCCAGTTACTGTAATAGTACCTGCAGAAGGAATTTCTGAAGATGAAACTTCCATGTCTGTAAATGTAGTTGAAGCATTAGCAACACCTGTTACTCCAATAGCTGCTGCTACTATTTGAGATGCATACACATACCCTACACTTCCTCCTCCCAGACCCAATCCATTAATATAAGTTTCAATGGCCGTCTGCACAGAAGTTTCCAGATTCGATAAGGTATATCCGGATTCAGCGTAAATGGTAATGGATATATTAACAGTCAAAAGTGTTGGTGTCAGCACCTTTACATCATCCGTCAAGACCTTAACCGCATCAATCTCCGTCTGGGCCTCTTCCACAATACTATCAGATGGTATAGAATTGTCGGCGCCTGTGATGAAAATATCCAGTGTACCCGGTCCCCTGTTCTGTGCCTTTACAGAAGCAGAAGATATTCCTGATATGGTCAAAACCACTGACTCATAATAAGCTGCCGTTCCATGTGCCAAAGATTGAAAAGCCGCTAATCCTCTTTCCCGCAATGAGTCATCTGTCTCTTCATCGGATCCATTTGTGATAGCGGTATCAATTTCCACACCATCTATACCCGCAATGGCAGATGAAAGAAGAAGTGCTGTGTTGGCTGCCAAGTTCCCTGCAGATCCCGTTTCTGTACATGTACATGCTACGGATATTGAGGTACTTCCTGCTGGAAGCACGGTATCTTCATCAACGGTATAAGAAACAATATCGCTGGACCCTGTCGGCAGTGTGGAAATTTTAGATGCTGATGGAATCGTAATATCACTTGATGAAGCCGCATTTTTTGTGAAGATAAAGCTTCCTTCTGCCGACGAAGCTGCTTTTCGTGTAATTCCATAATCAGCACATTTATTATCCAAATCTTCTCCAATGGCCGTCGAAAGATAAGCCGCCAACCGGCACATATAGATAGACATTCCAAGGGCATCTGCTGCAACAGCCACAGCAGAACAAATGGTATAAATGACGGACCCTTCATTAAAGTCCGTCAGTTTGGGAATCCCATCTGACCAACTACTGGTATTTTGAAGATATCCAATAATATAATTTCTTAATGTATTGAATTGACTTGTATATGAAGCCATGCGTCCTCCTTTCAGAGCGTCCCAGAATTATAAATACTTTGATTGTTGATGGTAATGATGCCAAATCCCACCTTAATATGTGAAAGAGTATCTGTATCCTGTTCTACCGTCAGTTTAGTAAGAGATGCTACCCGTGGATCCGAAGAAATAGTATCCCGTATTTGTGATTTCAAAGTTGACAGCATAGATGCGGTAATCGGTTCATCTACCATTTCCCGGGCCTGCGTGCCATAATTATCTGCAAACAAATATGTCCCCAGAGTAGTAATAATGCGAAGCCAAACCGCCTGCCATACATTATCCGCACTATTAGATTGACCAACCAGCATGAGATCGCCCTTTGTATCCGCCTGCAGATCAGAATCCAGTTTTAAATCGACACCAATGAGTGGATCTCCATAAGTTGCCATATCTTCTACACACCTCCTTATCACTGTGGGCCAGAAGTATTCGAGGATCCGCTCTCTACACCTCCGTGGACATGCTTTTCAAGGGATATATTTCCGGCGGTCATATCCCCTGTTGATGTAACAGTCCCCTTTATAGAAATGCCACCCGGTGCATTAATTGCAATAGAACCATCTTTGTTGAATAAAATAGAAGATCCGCTTTTATGCTGGAACAAAGCGGATCCACTTCCGGGTGTAATGGAAGGTGGAATATCATCTTCATAATGAAAGGCAACAATTTTACCATCATCTGAATTTCCATTTTCAAATACTACAGTGCATTCTGTATTCTCTTCAATATCGAATATAAACCCAAAGCCGTTTCCTACGTAAGGCATACAGATAGGAAGCCAGCCAGTTTCGATTCCAGAAGGCTCTAGCATGACTTTGCACGAGGAACCATTAAAACTGGTCACATACCCGGTGGAAGCCAATTTAAATCCACTGGCCTGATCATTGGCATGCTGCTGCAGCAATGACAGAAATCCCGTGCCTCTTTTAGCATTGTTCATGAGCTTACCTCCGTTGTGGTAGTATTGGTATTTTCTGTTTCATTGACCAAATATTGATTGCTGATCGACATATCACATGTATATCCATCTTGAAAAGAAAATCGATGTGTCACCTTATTCACATAATAAGTCTGGCTCAGCCTCTGACCTACCCCATATAATTGAATTTTCTGATCGACTGTTAAATCAGTATTTCCCGCAGTTGAAATATTTCCAATTATCTCAGAAGAAGATAGCTCTTTCAGAATAGCCTGCGCTTTTGCTTGGGCCTGGTCTCTGGTAAGTCCCGGTATCGTATAAATTTCTGTATAAGTTGAAGTCCTCCCATACTGCCCTGCAATTCGTTCTTGGCGCTGCGTGGTTGATTTCGCAGTCTCTTCAATATGATGATTGGTAAATTTTGTCCCTTTCTTATTGTATTTCCTGCTATACGAAATAACTTTGACTACAATATTTTTTACTGCGTGAGGACTACGTTCTATATGCAAAGTTTTAATATCGTATCCATAGGTATAAGGAATGGGATCCACTTTATCGTAATCAGTAACATCTTCATAAGGTCCAAACAGCAGTTTATCATCTACCGTCACACGGCATATGAAATTCTCCTGCTTGGCCAGAAATAAAAGCAAATCCCAAACTGTAGTATCTGTTCCAATAACAGCGCTATTCTGCTGATACCATGTCCCCGCCAGTGTAGAAGTATCTGTGACTACTGGAGTCAATCCAATTTCCGAAGCAAACATCTTAGCTATTGCAGATGATGTCATATTTGGATACTTATCTGACAGTTTATAGTCAATCATTTTACCGACAATATTCCGACCGTGAAGAGTCACTTTCTCCCCCGAAAGATCAAAATCCCAATCCACTGTATCCACATAGCCAGAGATGAGCAATGTCAAATCACTTTTAGAAAACTGCTGTAAGTTTTTGGGTATCCCTACATACAAATCAACTTCAATATTGTCCTGCTCCAGCAGCAAAGTATCAAAGTTGGGTCCATTCGCCAGGACATACTCTCCATTCTGTGTATCACGTACAAAAAATGGCATTTCTAGGTCGAAAGAATTAGCGGCAGCAAATCCATTCATTTCCACCGAAAAGTTACTAAAAACGACCTGATATCCATTCACAATAGCTATAGCGCGGACCGATTGTATATTGTTTCTTTTTCTGATCGTTGTCTTTGTATTCTTATACATTTATGATGTCTGCCCCGGTATAATAAGTTTCTGCCCTGTAGTAACTGACAACGGATTAGTAATACTGTTGGCATCCGCGATAGTCGTCCATAAAGTAGAATCTCCATAATAGTTCTTTGCGATTGAGTACAATGTTTCATTTGACTGAACCAAGTGCGTAATCTGCGTAGAAGCAACAGCAGCTATGGCTGTTTGGGCCAGTGCTGAATTACTGGTTCCTTTAGCTACCAAAATATCTTCAAGTGTCGTTGCAGCGGCCGCTGCAGTAATGTTCGTCGTAGTACTGTTTGAAGTCGTAGTTGTAGAAGACGAAGCACTGGAAGAAGTTGCCAATGCAGAAGTAGCTGATTGTATAGCCAACTGCCCCGTAGGCTGCAAATTAATGCTGTAGGGGACATAATAATCATTTATGTAATCATAGGAAAACTCTTTAATAACTACATTCGTTGAATATTTCCCAATACGAATTGTTTCCGTATTTCCCTGCACGCACATGGCTTCCAATGTTTTAGCCCGTTGAATGGCACTGTTTCCGCTGTTATCGCTATACAGAAAATTGGCAGACCATGTAATAGGTTTTTCAAAAGCGCCAAGAAGCTGAACATCAAGTCCGCCACCTACATATTTATGGATAGCAATTTGTTGCTCCACGCCCTGACTCACTTTTTCAGGTAAATCATTTAAAGTAAATGCCACTCCGGATGATGTGGTATCCGAAATGCTTAATACCGTCTGTGTCACATCCTGGTTTGTGAGGATGCCAGGTAAATATGTTTTAATGGCAGCAATCAAAAGCGATGAACCGAAAAAGCTCATAATACCTCCTCACTTTTACCATTCTGGTGCAATCACCGATCCCCTTGACAGTGACTGATTTCGAATTTTTTGCCCCAATTTCGCAAGCACTACATCAGCAATTTCAGACGCATTTTGGCCCGGCGCTGCATTAATTTGGATTGCCCCATCTGCAATATACACATTGCTGCTTCCAGTTCCGATCCGATTATTTGGAATAACTTGACTTCCTCGCGGAAGATTGACCGCTTCCGGGCCATTCTCTCCTACAATTGCCATTCCCCCAGGAGCAAAATTCGTCCCGGATGCAAAATGTCCAAACCATGAGAAACTTTCCCGTGCAGTAGGAGCACGTAGAGCATCATTTGCTGTATTACCAACACTGACAGATTCATTTTGGATACCCCATAAAGCATCTCCCACTTCATGGATTTTATCTATAACTGGCTGGAAAAATTGAGCAATCGCATGAAGCTTATCAGATATAAAATTAGCTACTCCAGCGAATGTTTCTCTTATTCCACCCCAGTCATGTATCCAAGCTTCATAAAAGGCAAATAAAATTGCTCCTATGGCCACAATACCTAATGCAATTGGATTTGATAACATAAATGCACCAAAAACTCTCATTACAGAAAATAGCCCTGTAAAGACTGTTGTAATTCCTCTTATGCTCAATACTGCGGCTCTTCCCAATCCGATGAATGCTGCACTCATCATTCTTAAGCCTATAGCAATGGATTGTGATGCTTTTAACCATCCTAATACACCCGCTACAACCAAAATGGGTCCAATCACTAATGCTGCCGCCGCTGCTAAAGAAGCGAATCCAGCCACCCATTGCATCAATATGGGATGAGCCTGCTCAAACTTTAATACCGTTTCGAGAATACTATTCAGAATTTTTAACCCAGAAAGCATAGATGGCATGGCTGCTACACCAAATGCCTGTCCTATATCAGTTAATGTTGATAAAAATTGTTGTTTCTGATCATTCCAGGTGCCTTGTAGTTCAGCTTTTGCTTGATTAATGGGTGCCGAACCAGAAATTTGTCCTCTGACATTTCCATATTGCTCGGATGCTCCTTGAGTAGTCATCATCATGGCTATACGTGCACCTTGTGTACCAAATATTTGATGCAGTAATGGGCTCATCACGTCCGCATTTCCACCAAAACGTTTTGAAAAATCCTGCATAATCTGAATAGCCTGTGGAATTCCCACAAATTGCCCATTATCATTTTCGAAAACAGAATGTCCATTAGCAACAAATCCAGCTTCTCTCATGGCTTCATCAGCTTTATTACCCGAAGAATGATAGACACTCCGCATCAAAAAATCTGCGAAATTCGTTCCACCTCGCCCTTGGCCAAATCCCATCCGGGATAGCCAGGCAGTAGTATCTAATGTGTCTTCCGCAGACATCCCCATCATCCGAGCTTGATTGGCAATATATTGATATTGTGTAGCAAATTCATCCGCCGTTGAATGCGTATGAAGCAATGCTCCATTTAAAAGCTCCAAAAAAGGATGAATTTGATCGGAAGTATAGAGTTGATACTGATGTGCCATATTAACAGCTGCAGAAATCAAATCAGGACCATTTTCATGTTTAATTTGCGTCTGCACATCTGCGAAATTTACATATTCTCGTAAAATTTGAGGGTCCATAATATTTTCTTTACTAAGACCTGCCGTAGCCATGGATTTCATAATATCCCCAACTTGTTTAGCTGAAAATATTGTAGGTATACCAATAACCTGTGCCATATTCATAGCATTTTTAAATTCACTTTGTGTTAACCCCAGGCTCTCCTTTACTCCCATAATTGATGTTTGCAGTTCACCTGCCTGATCTATTGCATGCTTAAGACCATCTGCAATTCCAGTACCTAATAGAGTAATTCCACCTCCTATAAATGCCATGTTGCGGAATTCATTTAATTTTTTTTGTGTTTCTTCAGCCCGTTTTGTCAAAAATCCCATGCTTTCAGCCATGCGCATCATGGGCCTAGTAAGCATATCAATAGCTGTAAATCCAACAGCAACTTGAAACATGGTCCCTTCCAATATCATTTCACCTCTTCTCTTCTGCTTTATTCATTTTATTGATAATTTTAATGACTGCGCGCCTTTCCTTAATAGATAATGCTAATGCTGTCTCAAGTGGGATTCCCCCTTCAGAGGCTATCGCAATTTGTACTGATTCAGAAAAAGCGACGGACTTTAAGAGACCGTCGCTGTAAATTCCCCCGGATCAGTATTTAACTCTGTATATGCCTGTTGAAGTTTTCGAAGATCTTTCGATTTAAATTGATTAAAAAATGTCTGTACATCCAAAAGAGAAGTTGGGCGTTTTTGTTTTCTCCCATCAATCTCAACTAATGAAATGGCCAGAAGTATGAAAGATGCATTACCCGAATATCCTAATGCAGAATTGGCTTTTTCTCCCGCTATTTTAGATGCAATCATTTCATCCATACCAGTCGTTTCGCTTACGGAGACTTCTCGACCATCGCTTAATTTTACTTTTTTGATCTGTTTTTCCATTAACTTTCACTCCTTATGACTCACGTGTACGCGTAGGCGCAAATCCCGTAAAGTTCCCTTTAATTTCATCATTTGCTGCAGCAGCATCCTGTTTGAAGTTATACAAGATAACATCGTTATAGACCCACGCTTCAATAGTTCCGTCCAACCATACAGTTTTCTGTAAAACACGGTACCTCGGTGCCGATTCTCCTGCCAGAAGAGCTGTATCGTTATCAGCCTGAACCGTATCCCAGTCAGCATTAATCTTGGCTCCTTTGAAGTCAAGATCATAACCGCCATAAATAATTTGTCCGTGAGGTGCCACTTGTCCCAGAGGACGGAACTCCTTTTTTTCCGACTTATCTGTCGCCGTAAATCCATCTAACTCTGCGAAATCAACCACTCCTGCAGACGTATAAATCTGAAGCGTTACAGCACTTCCTAATATCCTATCCTGACTCATAATGCCTCCTTATGCTTACGATGCCGACGCAGTGCTGCTAGTCGTAATCGTGCTGGTGGAAATATCCGCCGTAATGATAATCATCTGTGCCGCTGCAAGCAGTCTAACCTTAACTGTTACATGCAATTTACCCACTGCTATCTGATCATCCGGATTGTTTGTCTTATCACAGACCACTAAATAACTGTCAATGACAGAATCATTTACAAGTCCCTCGAGGAATGTACTGATAGTCTGTTTCACATTAGAACGGAGTGAATCATTAGCAGATGTTGACTGCAGTTCATCAACTGCCCATCCCATGGAATCCACAATAGATTTTTCAAGATAATATCTCATCCGCCGTACATAGATCTGTGATCCATCCGTGGCTACTCCGTTCCGAATACCAAGACCTCCCCGCGGAATACTGTCAGATACGGTCATGACATCACCTTCCTGCAGGTCAATCAATTCTGTCCGGCTTCGCGGATAGACAATTCCCTGACATCCCGAAATTGCCTTATTCCCCCATGATTGCTGGGGAGACAGAACTGCGGCCACACCGCAGACTGGAGCATTCATCATGCAATCTCTGTTTGCTTCCACATCAGCATCATAGAAAATCCCCTGATTATCCACAAACACCACATTATCCTGACTGACAGTGCCAATTTCCGTAATAACAGCATCTGGAGTCGTCGTAGAAAGGTCAGGTGACAATACAGCAATACACTGATTTTCATTGGCAAAATCTGCTAATTCCGTATTGAGCGTCGTAGATGAATATTCTGCCGCCATGATGAAATTAAGATCCAGTCCCGCCAGAAGTGTCAATCCTGTCTTCGTGCCGTCCGTGTTAGTCGTACCAATCAAAGCGGCATCCAATGCATTGCCGGATGTGACCGTGCCAATACTGCCTCCTGAAAAAGTAAAATTTCCTACTGCCGGAGTATTGGTATTGGGCGTCGCAGCGGTTGATGCAATCACGATCGTACTGGAAGCATTCACTGTATCTGCCCATGTTGATGTACTAAGTTTGTTATAATTTTCAGTCACAGACCCTGATACAATGGATAAATTAAACGTATTATCTGTGTTGACTGTCACCTTAGCTACCCAACTGTTAGGACCGCTTCCATATAAGGGATACATAGTAGATTTCTGTGGATGCGTCTGTGCTGCTGTCAATGTTCCAAACAATGAACTTTTGGAATCATTAAGTGTAACAGAAGCAACTGCTGCATTAGTACCAAAGCATGGAACAACTCTTAAATCACCTGCCGATTGCCTGATAAGATTCTGAATGGCCATCGGACCGCCAATTGTGGAAAGAGATTTCCCCAGATACTTAACAGCATTCGTATAATCACCGATTTCATAATAAGCGGTAGGAATTCCCTGTTGAAAAACCCCTACAAGCCCCACAATATCAGTACTTTCTCCTGTAATAGATTCACCGCCGGATGTTTCAATCAGATATACATCATCTAAAATCTGTCCTGCGATACTTGATACGATAGGCATTTAATCATCTCCTTTTATATACTCATCAACGGATGTATTGACTGTCTGAGAAATATCGATATCTTTTGCCGGATAAGCTGTTGCGGCATCCAATAGTTTGGTGCGGATTCTCAGTGTCAAATCTCTTTGATAGAAATTAGCGATTCCTTTTTCACTTCTATGATCGCCTTCTAAAAAAATCATCATGAACTCATGAGTATCATTCGGAGTTGTCTGAGAGTAATCAAGAATAGGAATCCAATAATTGACTCTCAAATATTGCTTGATAGCAAACCCCAATGAGTCTCTTATATCTCGTGAATTAGTAAAAAGGGACAGCTGCACCAATGTATACAGCCGTCCTTTTTCATAAACAATAGAACTGGATGTAGTGTGACTGATTGTATCCTGCGGATTCGCATAGACAATCTTTTCACCTACATCAATAAATGTAATGGCCGGAAGATTCCCCTCCACATCGAAGTCTTTGACATTCGGCCAACCACGCCGGAAACTTTTGATCTGTGGGAACTGAGTCTGCAGCAGATGTCCTATGTTTTCGGTAATGTCATACATAGCTTCGTTTTGGCAAATCATTCCACATCACATCCTCTTCAGCGTAGTACCAATCGCAGCCCCTAGGATTTCGCGTCCTTTATCAATATTTTTATATAAAGCAGGACGCAGAAACGGCCGCGGAGGGATAACTCCAGAATGACTTTTCCCTGTTCCCACAGCCCCAAATTCATGAATAGGCCCCAGAGGATCCGCGGATCCAATAAGAGCTGAAAGTCCTTTAACTTCCACCTCTATCGTATTGCGCAATGGAGCCGGCCATATACTCCGCTTTCCTGATCTCCACGCGCTCCGACGTCTTCGCCCTCTGTCCATCGGGTAATGTCCAATAAGAGGATCGCCCTCACCACTGCTCCCTTTTTGTCTAATTGTTTCTGGCTTTAAAGGAGACCATGCCGGAAACGGACCAACAGCAGGCTGAAGATGTCCAAATTCTTTCACAGCATCGTCCCTAACCATATAGGCAATTTTTTTTACTGCTAAACCAGCAGCAGGAGGGACCATTCCGGCACCCCGCAGAAATTTTCTAGTAATACTATAGAGCGTATCCATATCAGTTGATTTCCCTTTCAGCCTGATACTGTTCCATTTGACTGATACTGCCCATATATCCGGGAAGAACGTGTGATACATCGTATTTATACCCGTTGTAATGTACAATATCATTCATTTGAGCTGTCCCAGTGGTTCCAATAAAATAGAATATCTCTTTGGTTTTACCACCTGCCATTGTTGGATCTTCTACAGCTTCAAGCCCAATAAAAAGTACCGTTGCAGACTTTGTAGTCCCCTTTGTCGGAGTATCATAAATATCCCCCGATGAGGTTCCCTGCGTCTCAACGGTAATGCTAATTCCCTGATCCTGTAAAAGCACCCCAAGATCATGCCCTGGTTCTAAAAAAGGATTATCACCAATCGGCACCCTGAACACCTCCCATCACATCATTAGGACCCATACCTCCATGTGGGCGGTTGATTACTTCATTTTTAAATCTTTCCCTATAGCTATCTGCCTGTTTTAAGAGGTTATCTATGACATTGTGGTTATCGATTTCAATACCAAAGCGCCCACCCATCCTGTATTTCTGCAATTTGGATACAGACAGATCAGTAACAATAGCACGCAAAGCTCTCTCACAGGCTACAAGTAACATAGCATTTTCCCACCTTTTGGGGATGGTGCTTCCGTTGGTATCCACCTGATGAAAGGCATAATAGGCAATTGATAAAGAATAATCTGATAATGGAGCTGTGGTCACAACCATTTGCTGTATGTCGTCATACCATATAAAGTCCATACTGTTATATTGACTTCCCAGCGGAGATGATACTTCCACCCATGGGAGCTGATACTGCAGCAGGTCGGGAATACTACGGGGATGAAGCGCACGCTGAAGTGCTCCTTGATCAACATAAATCCAATCAGTGGGCAGAGTATATTCAGTCTGCCCCTGAATGAGATTTAATGTGTAAGGCTTACGAAGCGGGATATATCGGCTAAATTCTTCAACGGCTGCATTGACATATTGTGTAATTTCCTCGTCTTGATCTCCGGTAGTTGGATCATAAGGTGGAAAGAAATTTATTTTCCCGTTATCACGGATTTGATTTCTCACACTCGTCACATAACTGCTGATTGTAGACATTCCGATTCTCCTTTAACGCATGAGGGTTATGCCTCAATAATAATAGTCCGGCTTACAGGATTGATGATATTAAAGCTCGTATCTCTTACCTGCGGAGTGCAGAGTACGGAGTTTTCCTTGCCATACCACAGTTTGGCATCAATGATCTGCTGATTATTGTCATAAACAGGATACGGGCCTTCCAAAGAATACGGGGTCTCAATGCCATACCGTGTAGACCCCTTCTGCGTCAGCAGAACACGCCCATCTCCCGCTACCCATGGTGCATTGATCTTAGACAGATTCATTCCAGATCTCATGCCAAAAGTATTGCCGGTATCAATCAGAGAAGTACCTGTCGGAGATGCCCATTTGTAAAAGATTCTGGCATTTTCCACATAGGCAGCAGAGTTCAGAGAGAAAATAGCCAGGTTCGGTTTTTTGTAGCGGGGAGAGCTTCCCATTAAGGCAGAAGTCGCCGTCAACTGCTGCAGGAATGTGTCATAATATGCCGCAATATCGTTATACCCGCTTCCGAGCGTAGAATGCCAACGGTCAAAGTTGGTCACTGCACTGTAAGAGATACACGGAAGAATCGGTGTAGAGGCAGAAGGATTCACTCCAGATGCTGAATTAAAGTAAACGACTCCATGTTCAAAATCAACAGCCGCCTGAGCTGTTGTCCCACTAAAGCTGACGATATTCGTACCATCCCACGCACCAAGCACCAAGGCAGTTCCACCCACGGTAATGGATACCGGATTGACCGTAACAGCTTTAACCTGCCCTGACGGCTGAATCTGGTTGGTAATCCGCGGACGAACGACAGGATTTCCACCTACTACATTTCCTGTAGAAGAAGAGATTGTCGGAGCTTCATATTTTACTGTAGTTGGTTTCAAAGCATAGAGATAAGAAGCATTAGATCCGGAGGGAACCCCTGTTGCTGTAACGGCAGAAGCTGAAGCAGGAGTTTCAGAGGAAACAGCAAACGGCGCATATTCATCGGAAGCCATTAACATTTCAAGATAAGCTGCATCATCTACTTTACGGCGTTTGTCGAAAGCAATATGATAAGTAGCTCGGGCGATCGTTGCATAATTCAGCGGCCCGGTTTCCAACTGCCGGATGACGTCTTCAGTAATGCTGACCGCGTTCCGTCTCCATGTCGGAGAGAAGGACTGCCATCCCAAATTCAAAGTGGACGGTGTAATACCAACTCCCTCAGATACTGCTAAATCCGGGAGACCAGTCAACGGATTATACTGAGCGGCTGACGTAAATGTTTCAATCGGCAATCTCCATTCAGAGCCTTTGAACACATCTGTAAACATAAACTGTGCTGATTCTACATCCTGAAAGGCCTGGACAATCACGGCAGTCAAAATAGTCGGCTGGTTCAACACCTGAGATGTAGTTACAGACACAGCATCAAGGAACTCTGCTCCCTGCATACTGTCATTTATCGGGAGCATCCGTCCTTCACGGTCATTGGACACAACCAAACGTCCTTCACGCACACTGTCATACAGTGCTTTTTCGCCAACATTTTTTTCAATGGCTTCATATACTTTTGCAAAGTTCTTTTGGTTATAGGCACGAAGTTTTTCATCATGTACATCACCAAACTGTTCGCGCCAATGGTCTGTTGCTTTGATGATCTCATCTACTACCGGTCTCCACGGTTTAGCATTCTCCGTTACATCGAAATGAGTTTTTCCTTCCGGGCTTTTGCCATCTTTAAATCCTACAGAGTTAAGCACTGTTTTAGCTCCTTCACTACTAAATACCTTCATCATGGAATCAAACAATGTCTGAGCAATTTCTTTATTTTCCGGTTCTCCAATGGCGTCTGTCATCATTTTGATATTCTCTTTGGAGATTTTTCCGTCCAAAGCGGCCATTTTTTCACCAAGAAATGCTTTGGCATCACTCTTAGCCTGTTCCTTCATTTCAGCTGCTTTCTGTTTTTCCACAGAATCAAGAGCGGGCTGTGCAATTCCTTTAGCCGTACCTTCAAGGATCCCTTTTACATCGGGATCATCTTTCAAAATTTTCATTAACTCTTCCTTATTCAAGATTTCTCCATCTCCTTTTTCTTTCCCGTCGCTTAACGGACTCACAATATTGTCTTTTACAATCTGCTGTTTCTTGGCTTGGTTATTTGCCAACCATGACTGAGCCTGTGGATAACGATCAAAATCATTCAGTGTCACCATACACAAATTAGTATTTGCTGATACCTGAGAAGACACTGAATGATTTTCAACAAACGCCTGCCCACATGATTCACAGACATAGAAATCTACATCCCCATCATTATCAGGATCCTGCGCTGTCAGATCAGCTCCACAAAGAGGACATCCCGGATTTCCGATTTCGATCCCATCTTCAATAGCATCTGATATCTGGGAGTCCGTTAAAACTTTTAGTGATTTACAGCCATCAGTCGCAGGATTCATGACAAGATCCCATGCCTGGATATCAAGGTAAGTGGCTACATCCGCCTCAATCCCATCAATAATTCGTTTGACACTGGTTCCCAACATTCGGATGGAATCTCCTACAGGTACATTTTGTTTAATGAGGGCCTGTACATCTTTACCCTTAGCCGTATTGAGTATTTCAGCATCAAAAAAGACGTCCATATTATCCATAAAGACGTCCGTAATCTTCATTACCGAATTTTCAACCTTGGTATCAAAAAATATATTACCTGCTTTGCTTTTCAAGGAAGGCGGATGAGGACTTTCCCCAATAACAGGAAGCTTCGCCTTAAAGCGCTCCACGGCATCTTTCAAAACCTCTGCCGGATATAATCTCTTGTTTTCATTCACCACATTAGCTGTGCTACCTTTAAACCTTACTTTCAGCGGTTGTTCTGCAATATTGACATCGTCATTCAGTATTTTAATTTCGCTGATAACGGTATCTTCCATGGATTTTTTATTCCAACTAGAAGTATCTATTCCTTTGTCTTTAGCCGCAGCCAATATTTTTTTACGCGCTGAAGTCCGTTCCTCCATCGTCAATCCTTTTGTGCGGTCCACCATATCCCACGCAAGTTTTATATGCGTAGCATCATTAATCGGCAATTTCCGCTTTCTCGGAACCGCAAAATCTTTATCATCCAAAGATTTGCGCTGCTTTGTATTTAGATCTCCCATTCATTATTTCTCCCTTCATTTTGTAATAATCGGTCCGAATTTCGGAACCACACCTTCATGGACCTGCGCATTAGGAACATATACCAAGGCCTGTGAAAGGATATAACTTCCATCTGGATTCCGCTGCTGTGTTTCTGTCTGCAGCACACATCCTCCTCTTACATTGCAGTATTTTGTAGACTTCATCCAGCCTTCATTTTCGGAGGAAGATTTACATAACAGCCTGAATGTGTCCGGATCGCCATAGGTTTTTATATCAGAAATCTTTTCATTCACTTTTTTCGAACTTTGAACGTCCACTGTCTTTGTATTATTATCTGGCGTAATCAAAGAGATGGCTTCTGATGACTCCTCTATAGGTTCTTCTTTTTTCCGTCGTGCCATATGATTTTATTCTCCTTTCATCGGCTTAATAATCATCATTAACGAGTGTACATCTGCACCGTGGATGAGCCGGAATTTCTCCTTCGATATCCCGCAGTAGATATCTCTTTTCATGTCTGGCCGCACATTTAGGACAGGTCCTACTATCCATCACGGCTAGCCACCGCACATGTTCTACGCCTATGTCATGATAACCACTGATTAATCCACGACTATAAGCCCAGGCTAGCTCCGTACGTGCAATCATATCAGCACGCCCAGACGGATAATTAAGTCCCATGACTTTATCAATACGTTTCTGCCACTGTGCAGTTGTCTCATGATTCTTATATGCTTCTCCCAGCTGATCCCGTAAATATTTACGTGTCGTTTCATCAATTCGGGTTACACGTTCCGCAGCTTCCTGCTGCAGATACTGAAGCAAACTCTCTGATACAAACTCTTCAAACGATTTATTGTAATCATACTCATCATCTTCTGTATCATCTGTTATTGGATGCCCGCGTTGTCTTTCTAATGTAATTCGCTTCATAGCAACCTTTGCCGTCTTTACATAAAAGTCAAAATAGTCTTTTACAATTTTCGTTTTTAAAGCATTGAATTCTTCATCATATTCTTTGATGTATTCATCAATTATAGGAGAACTATCTTTCAATACCTCTCCCACTACATTTACTTTTTCAGCATGCTTGGATGTATATTTTTTCATAACATTACTGATTTCCGCAAAGTGCTTTTTGATGATACGCCTGAATTTGTGTTCCTCTACTTCAGCCTGCGGACCATGCAGAGGAAAATATACTGTTTGTTTCGTCATGACATATAATCCTCCTCTGATGAAATCACCTTACTTTCTGGATATTGTGCTGGTTTCGAAGGATTTATTTCTGCCGCCAATGTACTTTGATCAAGCCGATCTTCCTCCAATTCTTCCTCAATGTCGTTTATTTCACGATCAACAGCCTGGTCATCTTCCAATCCATTATCTTTTGCCAAAATAGAAACTGCAGTCTTTTGGCTCATCAAAGGCTTCGGCTGCGCACTCCTGGCAGCTACCACACGTTTAATCCGATCATCAGCAGTCTCATTATCTTCTTCAGCCCAGCGAATATTATACGAGATTAACCGTGGATCAATACCTTGTAAGGACAAGCCAAAATCAAAAATAGCCCGCAATCCGGAATAAGGAGAACTATCTCCATATTCCAGAAGATCACGAAGCTCCTGTGTATCTTCTTTAAATTGCTTTGTCTGTTGCTCTACCACATCACGATTAACAGATTTTCCGAAAGCAAACATATGCAATGGAACTCCTGTACCAATCATATAAATCTCTTGGAGATACTCTATATCTTTAATTTCATCCAACTTTGTATCTGGACTGAGATCTTTGATATCCCCAAGTCCATTCATGTAATAATCTGTGGTGATCTGCGCTTTATTCGCATCTAGGTGATTCACTGCTTTATACTGCTGAATGTCTGACTCTGTCCCAGGATGATCTTTGTCCCCTAAAATATGAAGACGTCTTGGTACTGCTCTTGTGCGCCTTCTAATGACAAGATCCTGTTCGGTCATATTGAGTTTTTTCCAATAATTTCGGCACTGTAAATATTGACTGTTTCCATAACGATCACCTTCTTCATGATCCCATCGGATGTGATTCACCGCCCATAACGGAAACTCTTGAATAATAATAAGAGAAATAGGATCAATCTGTCGAAAAGCCGCTTCCATATCAGAAAAGTTCCCTTCCATATCTTCATTTCTCTGCATGGAAATTCCAGGCAATCTTTTAATCGTTTTGATCTCTCTTGTTTTCACATTAACAACAGGATTTAAAAATAGATCTCCCTCCTTAAGAAGAATACGAGCCCATGATGCTAGTTTGGCATTTACCTGGCAGTCCTGCATAATATGATTGACTATGTCCTGCGCTCTTTTACCTAGTTTTTTACCAGCTGCAGATGTTACTGTAACAGTCATTCCATTTCTGACAGCTGTTTCTGCAAATAGACGATTAGCTCTTTTAAGACGAGTGTCAGTTCTCATCATAAGATCCAATTCACGCAAAATACTTCGGCGATCCCATTCCATCCGGAACATTTCATATTCCCAGATTGTCGGAGAAGTTTTAATTAACAGTCCAGTATCTGAATACTGCTGTTTTTTCCCACCTTCATCTGGAAGGAGATTCGCAAATACTTGACCTATTTTTTTAATGGCTTTCGTCAACCACGTGGGATGCTGATTCCCTTGAACCATCGTATACATAGAAGGCGGATCATCCGGATAGGCACTTCTTCCTGTTATGTGTATCTGCGGCATTTACCCGCCTCCTCATTCAGAGTAATAAAATTTACCGTCAATAATTTTCAGTGGTAAATGACATGATGGACATTGCGCATAATGATCACTTTTGAGTGCTCGAATTGTCATATTACAGCAGGGACAATGTCCTATAATCTGCTGCAGTCCCAAAAAAGGTAAAATGAAAACGCCTATAAAACCAAAAAGAATAATCGGAAGTCCCACAATAAAAAATCCTACCGCACACAGCAAACCACCTATCACGAAAGAAAAGAAAGCGGTTCCAAGTGCTAATAGGAAATAACTGAATACTCCTCTAATCTTGTCTTCACGCGTTATCATAATAAATCACATCCTATGCTGGCAGCGGCATCCCATATGAGTAATAAAATATGTCTCATCCGGCACATTGAGGGCAAATCCACAGTCCTCACCTTGTGAATGCGCTTCATAAACATGTTTTTTCGCTTCCATTTTTTCTAAAACTTCCCTAGGTATTAAACTGACTGCTCCAGCCATATCACATAAAAAAGTCCCTTCCAGAGGATAACTTGATGGATGACGGAATCGATTGGTCCTAGGTATCCGAACCATAAAATTTCCAGGTATATGTCCATCAAGATCCTTTCCTTTAATATTGGATATGGCTGCTGCCGCTATACGGTACCTTCCTCGGAATTTATCTGAATCCACAATATGTTTAAGCTTTGAAACAATGTTCTGAGGCACTATGATATCCGAATCCACACTTAATAGATACTGACATTCTGTTTCTTTCAGGAATAGTGATATAAACTGATTTCGGAGATCTGCCAGATGCTTATAATTATCTCTGGCATACCCTGTCCTAGATCGTTCTGTGGTCGGAATATCATCATCATTTGACTTAATCACTTTAAGAACTGTATTCGGATATCTCCGCTGAAAAGATTGCAGAATTTCAACAGTCCTGTCAATACAGTCATTGGCCAAGAAAAGGAACTGTTTCTTTCCGTCAATCTTTTCCAATGCCGATAAATACTCATGGAGAATCCCTTCCCGATTCCGAATCGGGCAGCCTATAGCGATCATTCAACCCACTCCTTCAAAACAGGATGCTCATCTAACATAGAATCATAATGGCTTCGGGGACACATTTCACTATTTGGATCCCTTTTGATATACCATTCATATTTTTTCTTTGTGCGTTCAGGACCATCTGCATATCCAAAGTGTTTAACACGGTATCCACTATACGTGCCCGGATATTTCGTTAGATTCCGCGGAATGCTCCCACAATGAAGTTTTCTATCAAGCCATTCATATCGAATATCATCTTCAACTTTAAATATTCGCGGTCCCTGCGCAGGTTTCCAAAGTTTATCAGTGCGATAATATTGCATACTATTCCAGAAATGATAAAATTCAATACTAAACCATTTTTTATCTCCAGCTCTCTCTAAAATATTATGAATTGCCGGTTCAAATGCATTTTCCATCTGTTCATCAGCATCCAACGCAATAATCCATTCCGGATTCGTTTTCATCGTCTGCAGAAAGAGTTGATACCGGGGCGCTGCTTCATTTTCACCAAATGATGTGCCCTTCACCTTTTGAAGGCTTACCACTTTTTCAAATGACCTGCAGACTTCGTAAGTTTTATCAGTGCTGTTATCATCTAAAATAACAATCTCGTCTGCATAATTTGATATATGGGTCAGCACCTGTTTCAAATATCTCTTGGCTTCATTTTTAACAAGCATCATGCATGTCAGTTTAACCATAAATCGTATTATCCTCCATCATATGAGACCACTTTTTATCAAAATATTGCTGACCAACTTTAAACCACTGATTTGTCTGAATGCGGTCTCTTGAGCTGGCCCCTCCATAATGGATCACCTTCGCCAATGGCGTATAGATCACATCATAACCCTTATCTCTGGCATTATAGCAATAGTCTGTTTCTTCGAAGTAGAAAGGATAGTGTTCATCCATCATTCCTAATATTGGTATATTTGACCGTTTAATCATCATACAAGCGCCACAGACACTAATGCATTGAATCTCAGTACAGTATTTATCTTTTCCATCCATTTCCAACCAGCCTCTGATTTTAGGACTGGCATTACTTCCCACCACACCACATCCCACAATCCGGCCGCTGTCATTAATGAGTTTGGGACCGACTACAGCACATTGCGGATTCTTCTGAAAAACGCTTTTCATGACATCAAGTACACCATCATGAATCATTTTTGTATCACTGTTTAGGAATATAATATATTCCGCATGGCCAGCATAAATTCCTTGATTACAGGCTTTGGCATATCCTACATTGTTTTTATTTTTAATGTATCTTACATTGAGGAATTTTGACTGAATCAATTCCTTCGTCTGATCATCACCATTATCTACTACAATGACATGAACCTTACGATTATGTTTTAAAACAGATTGAATACACTCCATTGTCATTTTTGCTGTATTGTAGGTTGGTATAATGACATCGTACAAAAGATCACTTCCTTTAATAGCCGCCATCCCATCTATCTTCGAAATCAGGATTCAGCAATTCATTGTAATTTGTAGTACTTGTTTCTGCTATAATAGGCGGCCTTTCATAAGCCACATCATTAAAAGCATCCGATGAAGCATCTACCTGATCATCATGCAGTGCCTCTGGAAATCCTTCTAGTTCATCAAGGTACTTATTATTCCATAACCCTTCCAACAGCAGAACATTTCCTGATTGCCATTGAGCAGCAAACGGTTCCGCACGAACAATTTTATCTCCTGATACTGGATGGCATTCAATTTTGTAAGCTGCCAGCATGCGGGTATAACTTCCAGCCTGCTCCTTCCCCGCCTGCCCCGGATCCTGCGGTATCAGGATATGATTGCATTGATACTGTGCATAATCTGTTCTAGCGGTATTAACTACGACATGACGCACCGCAGAAGCTGATATAGCCTGCTGAATGACATCCAGTACTATATATTGTCCATTAGCCATTCTAGCAATTAACGCACTGGCAGTCCGATCAGGATCCTTATTGGCTTCTGATATTTCAGTCGCAGCTAAGTCCCAGGCTCTGGTAATAGACACAATTTTATCTGGTACAGATTTTACAATTTTGACCTGTTCGCGTTTAAAATACAGCCCGGCCGCAGGTCTTATTTTCCAGTTCCCATTCAATAACCTTTCCCGATCTACCGTCGACAGTGCTTTCAGGTTCCCTAGATATTGGGGATTGGCAGATAAAAGTTCTTTGTTATCATAAATTGATGACGCAATAAACGTGACGCTCTTAATAAAAGCACCAGGATCGTTATTTTTCGTTTTATCAGCCAATTCATTCATGGCTGAGCTGACATCGGGATCCGTCATCAGTTCTTCCCGGCTGTCACCCCATTTGATCTGATCGCCCAAGCGTACAAAGTAGCGTAGCTGCCCAGACCGTTCTTTTATGGCATACCCAGTATCCTGATCAATCCACCATGAAATAAAAGAAGCAACCCAGCTGTCAGAATCCGGATTGCATGTTGCTCTTACATATGGTTTTACTCCGCATATGGAACGGTTACGTGATAGCATATAGAAAAATTGTTTCTCTTCAAAATGACAAAGTTCATCAAAAGCGATCAGACAAATCTGAGCACCTTGATAGGAATTTACATCCACTTCTCTATGCAGGTGAGCAAAGCTTATCTTTGCTCCAGAAGGAAATGTGAAACAAAGTTTAGGTGTGCCTTTCGGTGTCCCACCGATCGGCACATACATATCAAGTGCATTGTCCCATAATCCGCCTTCGTTTGTTATCTGTGCCGCTTCTCGTCTGAATATGACAGCACCAAAGTCTTTATTATCTATGTGCCGAAGGCATTCCAGCAGCAATGCATAGGTTTTACCGCCTCCTGCAGAACCACCGTATCTAATAGATGGCTATATCGGCAGGCGATGATAAAAACATTTCCTGCGGTCCCTTTTGGGGCTTTAATACAGCCATCTATTGATCACCCCCCATATCCTATTACACATTACTTCTTTTTATCCCGCTTATTATCCGGAAGGTATACCTGAACAATTTCTTCTTTGATCGGCGTAGGATTATCGGGATCTCCGCCCAGCTTTAAGCGGTCACTGAACATGCCATATCGTTTCCCCAACATTTCACCAGCTCTAAGACGATCTTGCAATGTCGGGTCCAGATCAAACTGGTCTTTGATTTCTCCGCGCATAGCTTTAGTCAGAAACTCAAGCACTTCATCTGCTTTCGCTATTCTATTGTCATCTTTTGCATCTGCGTAATGCTTAATATATGCGGCTATTACAGGCTTTCGAAGGTTCTCTGTTCCTATTGCATGCGCTGTTTTTTTGCTATATCCAGCTTTACGCGCCGCGTCGGATAAATTGCCGCTTTCCAAGTAATAGTCACAAAATGCTCTCTGTTTTGGCGTCAGCCCATATTCATCCAGCATGATCTTTTTCACCTCCCTTGTAGATCTTGGCCAAGGCAATCAAAATATCTGCTTCATTAAATGTTTCCATAATCTGGACGCGAATTCTTTTACTATTATCTTTTCTCTTTTTCGCTTTTATAGGAAATAATCGCTTATATCGGACATAAGACATCATTTCATATAAAGTAGTAACGTTATAGACTTTTTCCTTCATTTCGCTATATACTTGCTTTTTACTGATCAGATAAATCAATCCGTATTTTAAATTGATTGCCATCGTCAACCGTTTTATTTTCTGTCTCGTCGTTACCATGTTGACACCCAGTTAAAAAATAAAATCATCAATCCCCAGAACAGAAGAATTGATGATACGCTTTTCGATATAAACTTAGTGCGCCAGCATATGACGCCTGCAATAACCATAATCAAGGCTAACATAATTCAAGCTCCCTGAACATTTATATAAAAAATCCAAACAAAAACGCCACAGAATGACCTGTGACGTAATCTATACCTACCATTTCACACTATTATATTACCACGAATTCAACCGATTTTTTATAAGAATAAATTTCTAATCTTTCTAACAATTGCGCTAATTATTGAAAGTCTTTAAGCTCTCGCTTTAATAAAGGAACTATGGTTTCTTTAAATTCTTTATGTATTTGTTTTGATAGTGAAATTGTCTTCCCCATATTACTTTCATGACCGGCTGCTACCAATTCTCTATCCATGTATCTACTTGAAGGAGAAGATTGCTCATATAGTATCTCAATATCTTTCCATATTTTGTCAATTTTCTCGTTAACATCATCAGGTAGATAAAGGATTGCCTTATTTATCGATTGAAATAAATCATTTTGTTTGATAGCTGCGTCTCGATTATATATCGCTATATAAACTTTATTATCAATTGATTGATTAAACTCTTGAGATATTGGTGCAGAACGTTCTGCATCGACTTTGCTTTCCCACCATTCTAAAATACTCTTTCTATCATAATCACTAATATGCATTCTATTTAAATACTCTTCCACATATTCTTTGGTACATTTTTGCCATTCATGGCCAAACAATATAGCACCTGGATTCATCTGCATGCCAAAGATAATTGCATCATTCATTTTCCCAAACAAATCCACTATTCTTTCATTTTTCTGCTTGGTGTACATCTTGAATGTCTCCAAATCCTTTTGATTTAAGAATTTGATTCTTTCAATGTCTTTCTGGTTTTTTTGTTGATTAAAATAAGTAAAACCAGACCAGCAGAATGCACTCCAAGAGATCCAATAATTAACAAGTGCACTCCATTTCCATCCTTGGTTATTAGAAAGAAATTCTATTGCATATATTCCAATTATATAAATTATACAAATTATTATTATTATTGTATTTCTTTTTAAATGATCCATTTTTCTCACATCCTGTTCAATTAAATTATACAGGATATCTGCGATTTGTAAAAATTTTTCACGTTAATCCCCAATATCATAAATTATTTCATTTTTATCTATTTGATAATATATGAACTAATCCATTTTCAGCCGCTGCTATCGCCACCAACGAAATTGCATGGTCTCTTTTTCTGTAGAATGTTTCCTTGCTGATCAAGTCCATCGTAGTAACATATTTCCATCCTTTCTTGCTCCAAAAATTATCTTTTATGATCTTTTTCTCTGCATGTGGAAGTTGCTCTATAACCGCATCAATAACATATACCCACTTTTCCGGCTGCATGACAGTGCGTCCATCAATCTCAATAGATGGAACTGGTAACAAATTTTGAAGCGCCGCCTGCGCCGTAGGATCACTGATATGGCTGTCATTAATTCCTCCCGTCGGATTATTTGCATGCCTTTTCCAATCCATACGACGTTGACTAACAGCAGCCTTAATACTCCAATAATTGGCAATATGCCACCGTACAGATCGTAGCATATTATTTCCATATTCTTCACTCTTCATGCAGATTCCCCTCCAACCATGCTATAAATTTTCTATCCGGAAAATATCCAGTCCTTCGAGATATTTCGTTCCCATCAAAAAATAGAATAAATAATGGAATTCCCATAACCTGATATTCCTTGATGGCCTTTTTAAAAACTTGATCATCCGACCTGACTCGATAAAAATTAATTCTATCTCCTAATTTCCCTTCTGCTTCATTCATAACTGGCTGCATCTGTTTGCAGGGGCTGCACCACTCTGTGGAAAACTCAACTAGCGCATAATCTGTATTACAGATTACGTTTGAATAAAAATCATCAACATTCAGTAATTCATAAATCATCGTATGTCCTTTTCCTTTCCAATCCATTCTGTATCCGGAATTTCCATTCCTAGTATTTGTGACTGAACTCTACGAACACACCAATTTTCTAAAATACTGTATGATGCAGGAAATGGGAAATTATTTGTATCATAAATAGGATTTTGGGTATGTGATTGCCACCACTGGATAAACTGAAATGCTGTCTCTTTATTTTGGGGTGGACCTATCCATAATTTTAGAAAGAATCTCCGCAGAATAGCTTTATCCAACATGTCTCCCCTATTACTTGCCACAATCATCACATTATCAGAAGACAATCTATCCATTCCAAGCAGTATAGAATTTACAATGTTATTTAATTCTCTTTGTGCACCTCCACCTTCATCTTTCCTACTACTTGCTAAAGTATCAAACTCATCCCAGAATATAACTGACGGATGCGGAATCTGATTCATAATTAAGTTAATATTGACAGATGTTTTGCCTAAATAAGAATTAATTACTGCTGGCGTATTAACTGAAAAAAGTGGCATATTAAGTTTTCCAGCAATAGCGGAAGCCAGTGATGTTTTCCCATTTCCAGGAGGACCTTCCATAATGATTTTATTAGGAACACCAATTCCTTTCTTTCTAAATAATTCTGTATTTTCAAAACTTTTGATGAGAAATTCCACTGCTTCTTTTATCTTTTTGTCTATAAATATATTTTCTATTTCCCGTGCTGGATAATCGCAGAAAAATCTTTTAATTGATTCCGGTAAAAAGGTCATCTCTTTCTGTGAGGGTGTCATATATTTGCTATAGATTTCTTTTAATTCCATTTTTGTGGTTTCGCTTTTCTCATCTGCAATGCTTATCTCAAACCACTTTTTAGAATCTTCTTTTTCTCCTCTGGAAAGAGCTTTAATAAGGCCTATAGTATTAAATTTATTCATTTCATACCTCGTCTTCTTTCAATAATTCCGGCCGGTCTCCACAACAAGGATCTAATATCAGGTAGTCGTCAAGCATCGGAAAATTTATTTCTTTTCACATGGGCTCGTCCTACCTTCCCTTATCATGCTATGCAGACTAAATTTAAAATCCGTCCAGTCTGTAATAGTAAAACTTTTATTTCCCAGTCCTTCAATGTAAATTCCGACTTTCATTTCATCCTGATCTTTTTTGTAATCCCACCAATTGAATAAAATTTGCGCATTATCTTTTATCATGATTTCACTCCTTCAAAATGGAACAGCATTTTCTATCGAACACTTTTCTTCTTTTTCACTCTTCATATTTCCCCAATAAGTTGCCATCATATCCGCTGCATGAAGCATCAATACCATCGGATATTTTTCCATAGCAAACGACAATGCATTCATTCCTGCAAAATCTTTACAACGAATATCAGAAAATCCCATGTGCCAATTAATAGCTGCAGTCTCTTCATCCGACAATTCAATAAATCTAGAAAGGATCATAACGGATTTTTCACCATGTCCCATGGGCCATTGATCGTCAATAGCATAAAATGGTTTCTGTTCCCAACGCCCCGTATTCTGATTTTTCACATTTCGCATTTGTACTGTATAGAAATTTGCTTTACATAGGTCGTGCAGCAGTGCACAGAATAAACAAGAATTAAATTGTTCATCAGTAAGCGCACGATGTTTAATCTCATAATTTTTAATAACTGGCTTCATATAATGCGCGACCTTTAAACTATGGAGACATAAACCACCCTTGTAGGCCTCATGGTATTTCGTTGATGCCGGCGCAAAATAAAAATCTGTCTCATCCTGCAAATATATAAATAATTCTTCAGGTGCATGTTTTGTATTTTCCAACATCTCGATAAATTTTAGTTTATCCTTTTTGATTTGAAGCTCAGTTAAGCATTCTTCCATGATTCGCACCTGCTTTCCTGAGTAATTTTTTTAAATGTTCTACTCTCTTTAACAGATATTCTTTTTTCATGCCATTGCAGTACTGAAGCTCCTTCTCAGCTTCAATAATCCTTTGTTTCATTACACTTTCCAAGATGATCATTTGATAATCTCCTCCTGATCTTATCTACATGAGCAATAAATTTAGTTGGAATCGCCCACATAGTAATCAAAATAGATCCATGAAATACAAACACAAAGTGCCCATAAATACGTAAACCATTGGCATTCTGATATTTGAAATAAATCTTGTCTAGATATTTTTTCAGTGTACCGTTGGTCTGTGAATGTGTAATACCTTCGTTTAATGCTTTCTTTGCTATTCTTTCTACACCGTCTTTCCCAATACCGGCTCTTTTTTTTATGCGTTTTCCTGCATGCTTTGTGACAACCATCATTTGGGATCCCTCCCGTTAAATAATAAATATTTTTTTTCTCTAAATATTCCTCCTGTGCAATATAAGCTTTGTTACTCTAAACAGGTCGAATAAGCGTCATATAACTCATCATGCCTGTCTAAAACTAAAAGCCCCATGAGCATACATGTGATAATTTCACAATCATCGACTATCTGCCATTTTTTGATTTCCAGATCTGTACTTTGTCTATTATGAAAATTTACTTCCACTGCACATTCTTGAAGTCCCCTCTGTGTGATACGGTAATAAATTGAAGGGGCTGGTGACCCATCCTCCCAGTGCATAGTGAATTCCTGTCCAATACTTACGCCAAATATCTCTGCAAACTTTCCCCATTTTGACATCATTCTCTCTCCTCACATAATGAACAAAAACATCATGATATACAGCATCTTTTCCCTATCCTCTCCTACTGTTATATATTGAAATTAATTGTCCAAAATCAGCCATTTATTTTCGGGGGGAAATTAATTTTTCACTTCTGGACACCTTTGATGCAAATTCAAGATGCAGATTTCTGTAATTTTTTTATTTTTATTGCATCCTATTTCCACCCCACTTCCCGGGAATATTTCTTTCAGCGGTAATAAAGTCATATATCCAGGCAAGCGAATAATCAGTTTATCGCAAGCACTATCATATTCAATAGTTGTAATATGTTTCATGATTTCTCTCCCTTTAATTTTGTTGCCTTCAATTACATCTTTTATTGGTCTATCAGCATGATAGATATCGCGTTCCATTTTCAAATCCTCCTCATCTATTGAATAACTGCAATCCGCAGATGTTTATACTTCATTTCCTTTAAAAGTCCCGGCATTTTCCCTTTATGTACATTCTCAATAAATTTCAAGAGCATAGCATGTGCCTCTTCCGGCGCCAGTTTGTATTTTTCGCAAAGGACCTGCTCCACCTGTTTTTGATAAACACTACGCTGCATTGTATTCAGTGCTGTCATTAGGACGCCCCCTCTATTTCGACTTCAATTCTCGGATTTTTTTTGTCATATTTAACTTCTGATACAGAATGACAAAATTTAGGCCGATCATCCACAATCACATGCAGCTCTTTCAGAGCATCAAGGATAATTTTGTCTCCAGCGGATCGAACTCCATCTTCATCCCGTTTCATATTTGGCTCAAAATATGTAATCCTAACATTTGCCTTTCCTTGAAAGCACTGATCAGACAACCTCATAATCTGTACTTTGAATTGCCACATAACCTGATTTTGTGTATCTCGTTTCTGACGATTTCCAGCATAAGGATTTCTTCTGCTTGAATTAATCATTTCATTCAGAGAGGGAAGTTTTCCGTCATATATCAGCCGCATATTCATAACTGGATCACCTTCTCCACGGCATTAATGGCAAACAATATTTTAGCGATAGTGAGAACCGCATTTTCTGATGTGCCACAATCAACTTCTTCTACTTCAAGGTCCGCTCTTTTAATGTAAATGAAATGACTTTTATCTATTGTCACAATTGTTTTTTTTGTGAAATCGAAGGCATCAAATTCACGTTTACCCTGCTCAAAACAGATGGGATTCAAAATGATTTTATGTTTATCTTTAAGGTATATTGCCAACATATTATTTCCCCTTCCCTCTTATTATTTGTGATGATCCTGGCCAATATTTATGCAGCCAATAAGGATCATTCCTATAAATCCAATAATGTAATGCCCGTAATAAAAAGCTGTTACCGTACAAATTGTCAGACTAATGAAATACATAATCACGATCGCAAAGATTTTGTTATTCATCATGGCCCTCCACATGCGTTTCCCGATAATGCTTCAACGCTTTGGTTAAATGTATTTCTTCAGAATCTATATGAAACCCGCAATCTCGATGAGCTGCTCTCATTTCTCCATGAAAATCAATGATTGACTCTTGTCCTCGGCAGATTTCCTTACCACACAAGATGCACTTCATAAGAAGTCACACTCCAATCATGCAGTAGGTGAATATTACAACGACTCCCACCATGAATAAGGTGAAAAGGCCTAAAATAATACCTATTCTGAAATACCTTCTATCACGACGAATCAATATACTACCTTTCTGATTTGCCTGTGTTCTGTTTAAATATTCATGATACAGTTCCCAGGATGACTTCCATTTTCCATCACTTTTTCCATATTCCTTTTCTTCTCTTTCCATGTTTTCTCCTTATTCTTCAATCCGATAATTTGCTCCAGAAATTTCTATGATATAAGGAGAAAGCATTTCATATAATCGACTGCCAATTGCTTCATCTGCGGACAGAATTTCAGATAAAGACTGCTCTGAAGAAACAATCGTAGAAAGCTTCTTCATATACCGACTGTTTACTATTTCAAAAATGACCTGGACATCCTGTTGCTGAATTTTCCCATTAATCCAGGCCCCTTTAAATAAGTCATCCATGTACAAGATCGGACAATTTTCCCACTGATCCATCATGCTGCGATATTTTTCATCATTTCGATACATGCAGTTCTTAATTAGCTGGATTTCGCGCCGATACTGGAAATAATAATGTTCACGCTGTATGGCTTGGCAAATGGCAATACATATATGCGTTTTACCCGTCCCAGAATGCCCAAAATATCCAATTCCTGCCCCTTCATAATATTTTTTGATAAAGCATACAGCCGCCTGCTTCATATTGGTTCTTTCAGGCGTATCTACATAAAAACTCTTCAGGGTATATCTTTCATAGTCATGCTGCGATATTCCGGATCTCCGAAGGATAAATGCTTGCCGGCGTTTTTTCTGACAGATACATGGTTTTGCTACTGTATGGCCTTCTTCCTTCACAAATACATAACATCTGTTATGACAGATTGGACAATCAATTCCATCCGCAGAAATGATTTGTTTAGTTTTCTCCGGTGATAACTCCCGATTCTGGGGAAGTGTCTCTATGATTTTCTTGATTCGTTCTGTAATCATTCCAAGTTTTGAGTTTGTACTTATGTCCATTAGATATTTCACCCTCTTGCTTCTTTGAACTATTTCCGTCATAGCCATCCTTCTCCCAACTTTTCAAAATTCCTTCTACATAGGATAGTTTTCGTTTGTCGCGTTCCTTCGCTATCTGAATTGCCTCCAATATTCTTTCAAAAGGATACTGTTTCTGAAGATCTACTATTTTTGCATATTGGACTGGACCTATTCCTCCGACAAGCTGAATAAATTTATCCTGCAATTTCTGCATATCATCGGGGGAAATTCCTCCAATTTGCGGGGCAGTATTTACGACCTCTCCTTTACTCTCCTTTACTTTCCTTTCCTTTACTTTCCTTTGTGGATAAATGTCTGCATTTTTAACTGAAATGTAGGCATTTTGCTTTGAAATGCTGACATCATGTATACATTTACCTCCGTTGGGCGTACTTGAAGTAGACATGTGGAGATTTTTGAAATTTCGGAAATCAACAAGCAAATATTGTTGATTAACTTCCACAGACTTTCGTCTCTCACACGCTTTGAAATATCGTTCCTGTATGCCCCGTGATGTTAATATGGAGAACGAGTCAAGAAGGGATTTATCAAAAAATCCGCGCCGGACCAATTCGCTCACTACATTGTTCGCTAAGCCAGGGGATTCCAGTCCCGCAACTTTCGAAAACAAGAGTGCCGTATCTTCATCCCAGTGAATGTAGTACCCATTTCGATAGATCCGGCACAATAGTTTCACAACGGCCAATTCGCCTGCTACACCAAACCGGGCTGTCACAAATAGGATTTTGTCATCCTCAAAGAAATCCACATCGAATGGAAAGTAATCAATGCCTTCTTTACCTGGCCTTGCCATGGGCATCTACCTCTTCCGATGTATTTCTAAGATTGTTTCTTCCAATTCCTAAGACGATAATTCTTCATAATCTCATCAATTACTTCTTTATCCCAGTACGTTTTCGTCTTAGGTCCATGAGGCTGCGTTTTGGCAGCCTTCATAACCTTACGGAGCGTTCTTTCACTCATGGACGTATAATAGATAGCTTGCGGTGTCGTCATATATCTCTGCGAAAAGTCATTGCTATTCATTATTGCCCCTCCATCATCCCAAAATTACTTTATCTCTCCGGTTTCCGGATCCACACCAGAAGGTGCTTCATCTCCGGGCCATGGGATCTCTTCTTTTGATTGTGTTTGTTGTATGGCTGCGTCTTTGGATTCTCCCGCATCTATTGTTACTACTTTTTCATCAGGGATATCTGCCATACTGTCCGAAATTGAGGATTTTATGCTTTCATCCGTCTGCATCTGACGCACAAACTCAGTTTTAATCGGTGCATATTTCAAGGCTTTTTTCAGTACGGTTTTTTTTGCCATTTCATCAAAATATTTCTTCCATGGACTGTACGCTGATGCATAGGCCTGACTTGTTTTAGATGCAAAGGCTTTTACATCATCCTTACTCATAACCTCAAAGCCGTATCCTCCATTCTTTGTATGGAATACAGCGTAATACATGATGACATCTCCCCGGCCTTTCAATGCAGGGATATGTTTCAACTTCGGATCCAGGCCCAGTTCATACTCAAACTCATCATTTTCATAAACTTCATGAGCTTGAATATCTGTAACTTCCTCGCTGCGGTATACTAAATCAATTAATCCCTTATAGCCCAGTTGGAACTGGCATTCCATAACTCCGTGATTCTTATAGGGAATCAAGTACGCTTGTCCCAGAGGTGTATTCGGCTCTAGTCCCAACTGAGCCGCATTCATCATGGCTCCAAGAAAAGATCCAGGCGTACAATTAAGAAGCTGCGGATTTGTAGAAAGGGCTGTAAACACCATCCGCGTAAACCGTTCCGGAGTGATCACAGAAGGGAGCGCCTTCTTGATCTCCGGTTCCATTTTTGCAATAAGAGCTCGGAGCCCCACCGGCTTCTCCTGTTCCTGCTTAATTTCTTCCTGTTTCTTTACCAAACCACCAGATGTTTTCATAACGATTTTTCCTCCTTTTTTACATAACAGGCCGCTGTCCATTGATAAACTGGCTTACTTCCTTTGACATGGATTTTTACAAGGATGGATTCGGCCATATTGCTTTCGATTTTATCTGCACATATGCCAGTTAGAGGAGGTACATTCATTCCTCTTCTAACTGATATACGATCTCCAATCTGCAGAATTTGAAATTCCTGAGCATCCATAATATTTCAATAGATTCTAAGCACACGTGTAGGAGCTGTTGTTTTGATAAATCCATCATTTTTTAATCGCAGATAAAACATACCATCTGCTTCCTGCTTTAACTTTTTTAGATCAATGGATTCCCTACCATTCTGGGACTTCCAGAGAACCTTCCTATCACCTATGCGCCCAATTTCAAAATCTCCTAAAATGGCACATATTCTATTTTTCTGAAGTTGAATATTTTGTTTCAGTGTTTTTTCAGTATCCTGATATTCATCCAATTTCAGCAGAATTTCAGCCGCTTCCGCAGGAAGATCCATCTCTTCCCCATTAGACTGATTGAATCTGTGTTTCAGTGCTTCTGCACATGATATCGTCCAATCCACCGGTGGCATTTCTTTCTTCTGTACCTTATCCCAAAATTCTGATTCTGCCTTGATTAATACCTGGATATCTTCTTCATTGCGCTGGATTTCTTTCCAAATAAAATGATTACCGCCTACAAGTACTGCAATATACCATTTCTGGCAGCCTGTCACCGCCATATAGTGCAGGCACTGGCAGTAATAAGAATCGGGAATTTCGTCATCTTCCCAGTTTTTTTTGGAGGAAAATCCTGTTGTCTTACATTCCAATCCAGCATCTTCCCCAACCACCATTCGATCCACATTCGCAAGCATGAACGGATATTCTTCTGACTGCAGCGTTCCCCGGCGCTGTACTTTTTTACCGGTAACCTCTGTAAAACGATGGGCTACAGCTTCTTCAAGGACGGTCCCCCAGTACACACATTCTTTGTCTGAAATATCTTCCGGTTCTATCTGCCCGGTTTTTTCCATCCAAAGCTGGAATGGACTTTTATAAGGATTAAGGCCCATAATAGATCCAGCATCGGATCCTCCAATGCCTTTTCCGCGCATTCCAAGCCATTTTTTATGGTCCTTGGAATTTTTAACGCTCATAATTAGTATCGCCATTGTCGTTTTCCTCCTCTTCTTCCTGTGGAAATCTGTTATCCGAAAGTTTTTCCCATGGATATTTATAATCAGGATCCAGAAAATTATCTTCTGCTTCTTGAAAGTTCGATTGATCCCATTTATTAGAATTCATAATCATTCCTCTTATATATGTTTTAATACATCACAGCACATGGCCAATGGAGAATCCATATGAATATTGATTCTCTGCACGGAGCCGTTCTTCCATGTAACTTCCACATATTCTTCTGGATCTTCACGTTCCATATGCAATTTCAATTTGCTACATTCTCTTTCAAGTACACAACAGAGTTCCTGAAGATAAGGCATGATATGAAGCCTTTCACTTCTGTCCTTCTGCCAAAGGAAATCTTGAAATTCACTATCACTCATGATCATTCTTTTTTTCTCCAGTCTTGTGTTATAATATTGGTAGGATGAGAAGGATTATTTCTTCTCTGGATGGACGCGGATCACGATTTCCTGCCCGGGAATGATTACCGCGTCCTTTAAATTGTTATCTTTTAAAATGCTCCAGGCGATGTAATTCACATCGTCTTTTTTTGTTGCCATTCTAGAAGCAATATCATAGACAGTGTCCCCTGACTGAACTTCATACCGGTATTCAATCCTGTCATCCGATGTAGCTGCTGCAGCACCCATCGCTACTCCGCTGCAAACTAGAACGCATAAGATTTTTTTCATTTTTCTCTTCCTCCTTTCGTTTATCCTCCTTTGCCCAAAAGACCAACAGATCAACAACTTTTTGCAGTGTCTTTTCAGATTCTTCCGGTGTAGCCATATAAACATATCGAATTGGACGATTCTCCATATGATTCACCCCCTTTCCAGCAATTCATCTATGGTACAATGTAGCAATTTTGCTAATTGCGGAAGCTTTTTTGCAGAGGGTAGAGAATCTCCGTTTTCCCATTTATAAACAGCGGTTCGTGAAATGGATAAAGAGCTTGCAATTTGTTCTTGTGTAAGTCCTCTTCTCTCTCTCAATGTTCTTATATTGTTCAATTTAGTTGCTCCTCCTTCTTCAATTTGCAACTATCGGTTGCTCTCATGTCATAAGAATAGCACCTATTAGTTGCATTGTCAAGAATAATATTGTGTTTATTGCAACTACAAGTTACAATACAGGAAAGGAGGGATCATGGAATGAATAATCTAAAAACATTACGTTTAAGAGCAAGCAAGACCCAATCTGATGTTGCAGCTATCTTAAATGTGAGTAGACAGATGTATTCCAAATACGAAAATGGAATTTCTCAAATGCCAGATGAAGCATTGAAAAAACTTTCTTCAATATTTAATGTTTCTATTGATTACATTCTGAATAATCAAAATTTGAAAACAGACAATAAAAAAGACGTCTCTTCAGACGCCGAATATCACCCAACACTTACAGAGAGGGATGAGAAAGATATACAAAAAAGATTGACAGCCATACTGGAAGACATAGACAATCAGGACACGGTTGCTATGTATAACGGTGGCGAAAAAATGGATGATGCGACTAGGGAACTTATGAAAGCTTCTCTTGAGAACACAATCCGCATTGCAAAAATCAAAGCTAAAGAAAAATTCACTCCTAAAAAGTATCGTAAATGATGAAAGTGCCCCATCATGAAAACAGAGAATATAAAAGAATTTGCCAACACTCTTTCACAGAAATACAATACCCGCGATCCTTTTCGAATTGCGGTGTTAAATCATATAAATATCTATTATCCCGATATCGGTGAAAACATGGGGTACTTTTCTTCTGTATGTCGTATCAAATCCATTTGCATCAATAAAAATGCAGATACGGAACTGCAGCCTTTCATTTGTGCTCATGAGTTAGGTCATTACTTTCTTCATCCACATGCTGAAACTCATGCATTAAACCAAAACTCTTTTCTTTCTACATGGAAAATTGAGCGCCAAGCTAATCTATTTGCAGTTGAATTTCTTCTTCCTGATGATTTAATGAAAGAATATTCCGATATGGGAATTTATGACATCGCTTCTATGGTTGGAATCCCAAAGTCATTAGCCAGACTAAAAAGTCTATGATATGACACAAAAATCAGTTAATAATACGACTGCTTATGTAAAAAGAGACGTTGTTCAGCACGGCAACTGAAAAAAAGCAAAAAGAAATTCCCTCCACTACGAGCTACTACGGTATCAATCAAATGATTTTTTAAAAATATATTTTAAAAGGCCGAAAGGAAGCGTCTCAAATGTTTTGTCCAAAGTGTGGGAAAGAAATTAATTCCGAAGTAAAATTCTGTCCTTACTGTGGTCAAGTACTAGATAATTCTATAATAAACAAAGCAATAAAAGATGAAAGCTTATTTTCTGATACTTTAATTCTCAAAAGAGAAGACATTTTTGAAAAAACTGAGCCCGATAAAGTAAATGGTTTTTTTAAACATATCATGCTAGGAATAGGTACCATATTTTTTATCTGTGTAATTGGATTAATACTATGCGCCATAGGATTAGTTATCATAGGTATTCCGCTTATTATTATAGGAGTTTTAGTATGTCCCTTTATGGGATTTGCAGGTCTAAATCAAATAAAGGGAAATTGCCCAGATTGTCATGAAAAGGTAACTGCATTAAAAACGGATCCATCCGTAAAATGTCCTCATTGTGGGCTATTAATAACCATAAAAGATAGTAAATTCTATCATATATATCATTAATATGACATTTCAATAGGGAGGTCCTATTATGGACAAAAAGAATCCAAAATCAATGTCAGTAGGGATCAGTCTATCTCTTGAATCATTTGGTAATGAAAATCTTCCTACTTTTAGTTTCTGGGAAACAAATCCGGCCCATAAAAGACATCATCCTAACCACCAAAAGGATCCACATCTGTCCATTGTGAAAAAAGATAAAAAATGATTCAACTAGAAATCCCCCATGATACAACATTGCTAAGTTTCATTTTTGTTGATTTCTGCGCTTAACAGAACTTAAGTGCAGAAAAAAGAGAATCCTTGGCCTTATGACCTGTTAAGTGCAAAAAAGCATTATATTGAAACTTAACATATTTAAAAATCCCCCACCATGCTGGAACATGACGAGGGATCCGCTGCCCTGGTACGCCAATACCAAAGCAGCCATTGTAATTCACCTTCCACGGGCTGATTACCATCTCATTATAACATCAGCCCTTATTTTTCGATAGGATCTGATCTTTATGATACGTGCTGCTTTATATGCTCGTTTTTCCTCTGAAAACCAAAGAGAGGAAAGTATTATTGCCCAATTCAGAGACAGTACAGCTTATTGCAAGAAAAAAGGTTATATCATCGTCCGCAAATACACCGATGAAGCAAAATCGGGAACAACTACAGCTGGTCGGGATCAATATCTGCAAATGTTAAATGATTCAAAAGCTGATCTTTTTGATGTGATTATCTTCCATAAAATTGACAGAAATGCAAGAAATGAATATGACTACTATACCACCAAACATCTTCTTCAGCAGACTGGAATCCGGTATGAATACAGCAAACAGGATATAGACAGCAATACTCCTGAAGGACAAATGATGGAATCTGTCATGGTTGGAATGGCAGCCTACTATAGCCGAAATTTAGCCAATGAAATAAAAAAAGGGCTCCGTGAAAATGCATATGAGGGAAAATCGACCGGAGGCCGTCCCCCTTATGGATATACAACCGATAAAGAGAAACATATCATTATCAATAAAGAAGAAGCTCCGGCTATCCGATTAATTTTTGATATGTATAAATCTGGAGTCGGATATCATGATATCTGTTCAAGAATATATGAATCCGGATATAGAAATCGAAAGGGAAAAGCTTTCCAAAAAACTGCTTTATATGAAATATTGCGCAATCCAAAATACAAAGGGACTCTCATTATCGGCCGTGCCTATAAAAAAGAGAATAAACGAAATAGCCATAAATTAAATCCAGATGCTCAGATATTTGATAATGTCATTCCAGCTATTATAGATAAGAATACATTTGAGGCGGTACAAATGAAACTCAACAAAAATAAAATGTCTCCTGCTGCAAATAAAGCAAAAACACTATATGCCCTATCAGGACTTGTTTTTTGTGGGGAATGTGGCGCACCTATGTGTGCCCATGTCGGCGGAAAAAAGGGATTTCCAGTACATTACTATCGCTGTAACAACGCAAGACTTATAGGCCCGAAAGCTTGTCATAATAGATCTATACGGCAGGAATATATTGAAGCCGATGTATTAGCTAAAATAAAGAGCTTATTTCTATCCCCTAATGCGCGAAAACATATCACTGAACTCATCGTTGGAAATTTGGAAAGGAACCCACCTAAAAACTATCATGATATTCTGAAGCACTTCAATAAGCAATATGAAGTAGAAAAGAGAAAACTGGATCATCTATATGACCTTGTTGAATCAGGAACTGCAGATCAGTATGACCTATCTCGGATGCAAGATGTAAAGCAGGAATTGAATAATTTAAAACGGCAGATTCAGGATGCAAAAGATCATCTGACCGTCGGAGAACTCACTCATGAAAAAATTGATGAGATGATTAGCATTGTCCAAAAAATGCTAAAAGAAAAACAAGACCCCAGAATGATGAAGGCCTTGTTCTATCTTGTTGTCCACAAAGTGGAAATTTATAAAGATGAAATAGTTGTGTATTTGATGGTGTCCCAGGAGGGATTCGAACCCCCGACCCACTGCTTAGAAGGCAGTTGCTCTATCCAACTGAGCTACTGAGACATATAAAGAAACTGGAGCGGGTGAAGGGAATCGAACCCTCGTAACCAGCTTGGAAGGCTGGCGCTCTACCATTGAGCTACACCCGCATTCATGGTCGGGGCAGCCGGATTCGAACTGGCGACCCCCTGCTCCCAAAGCAGGTGCGCTACCAACTGCGCTATGCCCCGCAGTGCTTATTATT